AGTTGAATTCTTTTTCCCTTCTTCAATTTTCTTTTCCATAATCTTTAATTTTTAATTGTTATTACTTTTTGTTATGACCGACTATTTGGTGTCGGGTCGTATATAAGTGCCTAAATTTAATATTATCTCGTTTTTACTTCATTATCTTTTTAAGTTTACGATACATTGCAGCCGCACGAACTGAATTATATTCCATTCCTGTAGCTGTCTTTTGATTCAGATTATTCAATTTTTGTGCAATATCTCCCCAAATTTCGTAGTTTCTAGGCTCTCCCTTATCTTTTATCCAATCAGTAATGAAAGCCCAAAAAAACACATTACTTTCATTAACACGTGCATTTTCTCGCCTTTTGTTTGCGGACTCATCTTGCATCTTATTTATTGAAACTATTCTATCTGTAGAACTATTCTTTCCCCACAATTCTTTTGTTCCTCCTGTTTGCTCATTACGTTTTTTCTTTGCTGCTAAAGCCGCTTTTGTACGTATGCTAACCAACAATGCTTCTCTTTCAGCCAAACTGAAGAATAATGTCAAAGTAAATTTGTCACTATTAGGTAAATCACAAAAAACAATATTGTTTTCACCAATTTCCGCTAATACTTGTAGTGCCTCTAATGTATTACGGAAACGATCGCACTTAGCAATAATCAATTTAGCATTTTCTTTCTTTGCGTGTTCAATCGCTTTCCGTAATTCCGTACATTTAGACAATTCCGTTCCGGTATAAATTTCTTCATAGTCCGCCAACAACAAACCGTTATCTTTTTCTATGAAGTAATTTATAATGTCTTTTTGTGCCTCAAGTCCTAAACCAGATCGACCTTGTTTTTGCGTTGACACCCTACGCCAAGAAATATACTTATTCATATTACTATTTTTTAGTTAGCCCTTCAAATACAGTACATCCACCCCAAATAATCAAACATATTATAAACAACATTTTTTACTCCTTTCTTTATTTAAAGACCATTATCAATAGCCTTGTCGACACTCATAAATGAGAATATTTTTGAATTTATTTCATGTAAATTCATTCTATATTTGGCTTTTCTCATTTCGTAATAACTTTTAAAACCTTTCGTTATTTCCGGCTTATTGGCAAAATTAGTGATTTCAACCAATACATGTGTATATCCATTCTCTTTGTAATCTTTTGCTTTCATATTATCACTTTTTATTAATATGTTTATTACTTTTCTTTAATAATAACTCCCTTTGAATTTCATTCGCTGCAAGTCCTTCCAGTTCTTTTTCAAAAGATTCATTAAAAATACCTCTTTGATATTTTGACTGATTAGGAATGAAATTTATTGGATCAAACTTTTTCTTTTTCATAGTATTTCATTTAATTCTTTTACAATTTCATTTGTAGAAAGATTTTCAAAAGTAAAATACCCTTCTTCGATTTCGTGAACATCACGTACAATCTTTCTACATAGTTCGCAATCTCCATCAATTTGGGATATTATCCCGTTATTAATCATTTCTTTAAATGACTCTATTTGCTTTTCTGTATACTTTTTCATAATTTATTACTCCATTATTATTAAATTGTTCTATCAACTTTGGCGATTATTACAATGTCGTATTTTCGCGCATTAACTTTGCATATTGTTTTATATATCGCTTAGTTACCGCTACTTTAAAATCGTAATACGGTGGAGTTGTATTGATGTTATGACACCGAACCAAATAGTTATCTAACTTTTCCATATCTGTATTATTTTAAACTATTAAGTACAAACATTCTTTTTTCTATTCTTTTGCGTTCGTTCTCTGAATAATATACTTTGTTATTCATTACAGAACAAACGAACTCAACTCTATTTTTTATAATTCTTCTTATTTTCATGATTACATATTTTCTTTGATTACATTACTACTTAAATACCATTCGTTGAAAGTATCTAATATTACTTTTTCCGTTTTCCGCTCTGATATTATAATACGGTCGTCGTATAATCCGGAAGTGTCCGAGCCTTCCGAGCAAGTAAACTCAATATCAGCATTATATTCATCTAACAAATTAGCTAACTTTGTTAGGAATTCATTTCTTTTATTTATCATAACTATTTTTTTTAAAAGTTAATACGCTAGTTCATTGTAAATTGATGGCTCGGAACTTACATTATAAATATAGTTTCCACACCGTACCAATAATGCATCTTTTCCGTAATAAAGTCTTTTCATTCCTATAATACTGCCGCTTTTATGAAAATTAGGTAAATTAACAACTTTATCACGATGTTCTTTTGATAATGTTTTCACTTTCATAACAATATTATTTGTAAAATATTAAACATAAAATATAACAAATTAAAAGTATCCCACATAAAGCGCAAAAACCTTTTGCAATCTCTTTAAACTCTTTCGTTTCCATAAAATTAAAATTTCATTCTCGATAATATTTCTATATTTTTATAGCCTCTATTTTTTAAATAGGCGAGTAATTCGCTTGTATTATACCCTTTTGCTGGTTTACATTCTCTTATAAAGGTATCGTCAGCCTCAAAGTGCATGTTATCATACAAAGAATAGACTAAAAACTTCCCGTTTATTAGCTTTTCTATAAACACGGCAATAATTTCACCGTCTTTCGTTATTCTGAAATTTACTTTTGTTTTCATTTTTCCTTATTTATTAAAACGTCTTATACAGTAATCAAAAGCTTCACCGGATAAACTACTGCTAAAGCCCCTATTTTGATAATAATTCATACATAAGCCATTCGACGGGAATACCCTTTGCGCTGCAAAGGGTATTAATATCATTTGTAGATATTGAGATATGTTTTTTTATCTCATACTGTTTTTCTCTTAGTGTATTGTCTGAATATACACTATATTTGTCTTTATAGTCGTTCATGGTTTACTTATTTAATTTGTCCTTTAATTGGATTAATCTCCACGCGATAACGGAAAACCAGTTATTAATAAATGCACATTCTTTTCCCCCGTTTTCGCAATAGCCCCAAGTTTTGCCGATATTAATAATATCGTAATCAGTGAAAGCGATACTAATACAAGTAGGCAAACCTTGTATGTACTGCGATATTCTTTCCTGTAAATTAGGGTACAACCGTTTATTATAGTTGTTGTTGTATTCTTTATTGAAACACTCAAAGAAGTAGTTAATAGCTTCTTTATCACTCATATTATCTTTTTCATCGTTATAAATGCAGTCCAAAACGTAAGCAAATTGTACTCCTACATTTTTATATTCTCTTACATTCTTTTTCATAACTTATTTATTATTTAAAGGTAAATTTAAAAATTCTTTTTTATTTAGTCCGCAAAAACTTGCTATATGTCTGCCAGTTGTAGCACTCCAACCGTTCCACAATCGTATAACATTTCCGTTTGCATCTATTTTTGCAACGTCGGTGTTATAAGATTGAAGTACTTTTGTATTATCGCTATATATTTTTACTTTCGCTTTCCCGTAAAAAGACTTATGGCTATCGTTTGGATATAAATCGCAAATATTTACTAAATTTTTCATGTTTATTCCTCCTTTATTTAATTATTATTGATTTGGTAGTATTATAGTCTCAACCTTGTTAAACTTTTCATCATCAACTTTAACCGCTATATATTTTTGTGCCTTAAAATCATAAAGAACTGCTATCGTATTGCAACCAAAAGCGGTTTTATTATCATCGCACACATTTACAAATTCATAAGTTTTTTTTCCTACTTTTATAAGCACGTTTGTATGTCTGTATAACATATAAGTAACAACATACTTAAACGTCTTTTTTTCTTCTATCTTTCCCATGATTAAAAGTATTGATTAGTATTTAATTCGCATGCTTACAAATATACCACATTCGTAATATTTATATTAAAATTATTCGTAATGTGGTCTACTATTTCGTTATGGCAAAAACTACCATCAAACCACAAAAACGTACGAGGATCTAAACTAATACGTTTTTCCAATTCCGGTATATATACTAACACATTGCCGGATCTCTTAGATACTATTATTTCCATAGATTTATATTAATATTGATAATTATATTGCAACTCTGTATTTATCGGGCTTGTAACCGTCTATATATTACAGGAATATATAGGCTACATTAACAAAAATAGCAAGCCAAATATAACAGAACTTGAGTAATAACTAATTATTGTTAGTTGTTACTAGATTTACCCGTTATATTGGATACTTGCTATTTATTAGATTATTTTTATAAGGAATATATAACTTACATTCGTTCACCTAAATGTATTTTTATATATTGTATTGGTTTATTCACTATATTATAACTATTTGGGTCGGTCTCCTTTCGTCTCACCCGTATAACTCAACTATTACGGTCTTATAACTAATTACTAGTTTGTAGGTACTGATATAACCAATGTTTGAGTAATACCTACTTGATAGTCTTACGTTTGTTAGGTTGCTACTATGCAACAAATAAACCGCTATTTTCAACACGTGAACGAACGAAAACCAATTAACCAATATACAGAGAATAACACAAAGAAAAGATAAATATTATTATATATGTCTACTAACACAATCTTACGTTAACCTTTCGTATAAAGGTCTATATAACAATATCGTGTTATCTGTAATATAGATAAGAGTTAATCAGTATATCAACGTCTAACAACCTTTTTAAGGGCTATCGGAAATACTCTTTATTTCCTTTTGATATCACAAAGATATGTAATAGTTATAACATACCAAAAAATCGCACAATATCTTAACACTAGTTACAATTGGCAGCGTGTAACACCTATTACATTAACACAAATAACTACGATTTTACCGTAGTTAAGTTAATTTCGTGTTAAATGTAAACAATAACGAAAAACACACTGGAACGTACACAACGCAACGCAAAATACAAATTGGAAAAGGGAGAAAGGGAAAGCACACAGGCTAACACTATTAACGAATATAGTTATTATATCGAAGATGTAATAACTATATGAGTAAATAATATATATATACTACTATATTATATATATATACTATATAGAGAAAATACACATGTAAAAAAAACAGAATAGATAAAACATATCAAAAAGATAAACATCATAGAAAAAATCTATAAGAAGAAAACAAAAAGCGAAAAAGGTTATATATGAAAAAGTGCGGCTTTCTCACACGCCAAACATTTTTTGTGTATGCTTGTTTAATGCAGCCTATTTTTGCACATTACAGGAAAAAAACAATGTTTTCAAAACACGAAACGAGTGTTTTAGACGTGTTTTAAGGCTAAATGCGATGTTTTAATATAAAATACTATGTTTATATCGCCTTATTATTGATCTTTTAAAATTAAACCTAAAAATACGTTCATTCCTGTATTTTGCCCTCTGTTTTGCCGTGGCTTTCCCGGTGCCTACCACCCCCCCCCTGTTTTGAAGCCTCGGTTAAGTGCCGCTTTTGCCCATAAATTTTTCATTTTTCAATTTTTTTTTACTTTTTTTCTTACCCTTAATCCTTAATTTTCTTTTTATTTTATATTTTTGCATACCTTCTTTCTTTCTTAATCCCCTTCCTGTTTTTTTCGTGTTTTTCAGGTTGGGGATTTTATATTTTAGGTGTGTCATAAAGTAGCATTTAATAGCCATAATTGATTTTGTCTATTTTCTGCTATTTTTTGTTGTGTCTATTGGCTTAATTTATTATTTTTGTGCTTAGCTATAAAACTAAGATTTTACAATTTGTACTTTCCCCGGTCTGTGAAGATAGGGGTTTCTTTTTTTTGATTTAACTATTACTGTATTTTTCCTATTTTAGCCATTAAGACGATAAGTTCTTCATTTTTGGTATGAAAATCGTTATTTATGCCACTTATTAAACCTTATTTGGTGTCTATTTAGTTAAAGTCGGTGTTATATTTTGTATATTTCTTGTTTTTTGCTTTAAATGGGTGTATATTTGCGACATGTTTAACTAAAAAAGATAGAAATCATGTTTATGAAGAAGAAAGAAGAGAAGGATTTGTCTTGGTATCAGGACAAGTTGGCGCAATTGGATGAGGAGCTTTATGTTGTTAGGAAGGAATATGAAAATTACCTTGCTAAAAGGTATTATCCTGAATTTAAGGATAAGATAGGTCGTTATTATAAATCCGAACATCGCTATAGTTCCCGTTCTCCTTTTTACGAATATCATGTATTGTTAGATGTTCAGCCGGAAGATTTGTATGCTGGTTCAGATGGTAAAGTGTTAGCAGAATGTATGGTATCTTCTGTTAGTCGTGATGATAATGGCTGTATTAGGATTAACTTATCAGAGAAGGCTTATGTTCATTATTTGGGCGATGAGATAAGCGAGAGGGAGTATAAAGATGCTGTTTCTAGTATTTTGTTTGATGCTGCCGGTGTTTTACCTAGTTTGAAGATTTCTGAATGAGGGTATTTTCAGACGCTCAAATCTACAAAATGATTGGTAACGGATGGACAATAGCTGTTATAAAACATATATTTTCGTTTATAAAAATAAGAAATATGAAAGAATTGGATAATGTAATAAAGGGTCGTGGTGAGACTAAGGGTTTCACTTTTACTTTGGTGAACAAGTCTCCTTATGCTTATATGTATAGAAGCGTTGACGATTGTGGCGGTAATGTTGTTTATGAAGTTTTCCGTCGTGTTGAGAACAAGATGTTTGATTGTGTGAGTTATCCCAGTAGCAACGGGTTTGGCGATTCGCTGTACATGGGTAAAACGTATAGGTCTGCCGACCTTGCTGTTCGTTGGTTTAACCATTTGACAGAGATGGGGCAAAAAAAACAAGGAATTTCTTTGTAGTATTGAAAATGTTCTCTATATTTGCAGTACTGGTACAGTAGAATTTACTTATAAGTGTTTGACAAAAAATGTAGGGGTGATAGTGATATTACCCCTATATATTATCTCTAATTTTTTATTCATTTAAAGGTGTTTGATTACTTTTTTCTTTCAGTTGAACATGGGGACGGGGATGGCTTAGTGAAGCTGTCCCTTGTTTTTTATATATGCTAAACGTTAATGTAGTGTTAAAGCCTTAATTACATTTGGCGATTGCCAATCGCCAACTTATATTTGCAGAACATTAATTTAAAACCAAAAAATATGGAACGTATTAAAGTAAGTTGTTATGTTGATGCTTCTAATTTGAGAAGCATTTTGAATTTACCGGAATTGAAAGATAATGGTGTGTCCGGTTCTGATTTGGATGGTGTTTCGGAGATTATACTTGACCCTCCAACTCTTCCTCTTGAAGATGATAATCAGAGAACCCAGTTCGTAAACAGTATTTTCGGTGCTGCTATCATGACTATAATTCAATGGAAAAGTCAGCAAAAGGGAAATACTATGAACGTTGAACCTAAAAAAGAGGGAGGACAGGACGATGAAAGTAGATAATAGTATTCGTGTACCGTTTAATGTTGATGTCTTGAAAAAGATTAGGCAATCGCAGCAAAAGAAAATGGCATACTTATAACATCAATAACAAACTGCCTTAAAGGACGGTCTAAGTCTGCCGGAGGTTTTTATTGGAAACTAAAATAAATGTGATATGAGTAAGAAAATAATGTTCAATGATAAATTTGGCTTAACCCAAGCCGTATTGGATGGTCGAAAGACTATGACGAGACGTATTTCGGAAGACCAAATACGCAACAGCATCTTTTGTAAGAGTGGTTATGAAAGCATACATGGGTATGAAATAAAGCCTAAATACAAGGTTGGTGAAGTCGTTGCCATTGCGCAAAGTTATGAAAGCGTTTATAATGAGAAAGGACTTGAAACTATGGATATGCTTGTTTCGTGGCTTAAAAACCATAAAGGATGGCAAAATAAGCTTTTTGTCGCCGCAGGTTATATGATTCACCACATCCGCATTACAGACATCAAGATTGAGCGTTTGCAAGATATATCAGATGAAGATTGCATGAAAGAGGGAATTATTCATGCGTATACTAATAATAATGGAATAAAGATATATCATACCCCTCATACAAAAAGAGGATATTTGTCAACAGATGTAGCTCAAGAAGCTTTTGCGTTCTTGATAAACAAAGTTTCCGGCAAAGGCACATGGGAAAGTAATCCTTATGTATTTGTATATGAATTTAAACTAATAGATTAATGAGTAAATTTAAAGATTTAGTAGTCGAAGATTCAATCATACTTTCTGTTAGCGACCCTATTACAATGAACAAAGCTGATAATATTAGTTCTCATGTAAATGTAGGGGTAAATATGAAAGTCTTTTATTATCCTGACTCCTATCCATGTATTGATAAAAAACTAAAGGAGATACTTGATTGTATTGAAGACAATCAAGTGTATGATAACTTAGTAACCATCCGTCATTATGCAGAGATGAACAATCTTGCTAAGGAAACGGTTAGACAGCGAATAAAGAAAGGTCTTATACCTTATGTGTTGATTGATGGTGTTTATTTTGTAAAAATGGAATGATATGAAACCGGAAAATTTAAAGAAGTTGGAAGAAACCATTAATAAAATGGACGAAATGTATGAAAACCAGCTAAAGCCTTATATCTCAATATCACAGCAGGTAGGAGAGGCAGCAAGCTTCTTGGTAGACAGGATGAATGAATTAATAGCAATTTACAATGATGAGGGAGGACCAGTGTAGTATTATGTGCGATGGTATGAATTGTAAAATCAGAGATACTTGTAAAAAATATCAAGAATATCTTGATTACTATATCTTTGACCCTTTAAATGGGGAGGATTATCTTTATTACGGTTTTTTAGAACCTGCATATAATGGAACTTTTTGTGATAATTATGTAAAAGCGAACAAATGAAAGCAGAATTATATGATAAAATTAGAACGGCTGAAAAAATAGTGGACCAGACAGATCAAGCCGTTCGTGCATTGAAGGATTTGAAGAACTTTTTACAACTTCGTCGTCAAGAATGTCCCGAAGTCATAAAATGCCTGAATACTATGGTGGATTTTAGAATAAAAAAAAGAGATGAATATTATAATAATTTATTATTGCTAAACGATGAGGATTAAGTTTAATAAGAAGGATTTTTTAAACGCAATAAAGACAGGTGGTAGTTTCTCTTCCAAAAGAACTCCATTGCCAATTTTGCAATCTGTTAAAGTTCAAATAGTCGATAATACGTGTTGGTTGTTATCTTACAATGACAAGAATGCGATAAAGACCCATTTCAAGTTGGAAGAGTCTTATAAGAATATCGAGTTTTGCATAGACAAGGACGATATTGAGAACTATGTTTCTCTTCTGATGGAGGATTACTTTGATATAGATGTAGATAATGAGAAACTGAATGCTATTGTCTCCACACCAAACAGTACGATGAATTTTCCTTTGCATGATGTAAGAGTATACCCTACATTGGCACAGGAGGTTAATTGCGATACATTTACATTGGATGCTAATTTGCTTGGCTATTGGATTCAAAAAGGTATGCCATTATTGGAATATGATGAATTTCAGCCTAATAACCAGCATCTTCATTTGTTTATAAAAGACAATAAGGTTGATGTATTTGCTTTCAATTTTGATAAGATGTACCATGATAGCGCATATATTGACTACGAGGGAGAACTGAAAGTATCTATAGACATGTCGGCTTTTGCGGCTCTGCGTAAGGCGTTATCAAACGAACAAAAGGTCACTATAAAAAATGGAGAAAAGAATATCATTGTAATAGGAGACAATTCAATGTTGCTTATCCGCAAATATGACTTCAAACCATTGGACTTTTATATGTTGCTCAAATATCAGCCATTGTTTGAAGTGGAAATAGACAAAAAAATATTTCATTCTATTGTATCAAGAGCAATATATGTACAAGATGATACCAAGACAGGAACAATGACTCTTAATTTTGATGAAACTGGAATCACATTTGTCTCGGAGAATATGGAGTTAAATAAAAAATTAGAGGAAAGAGTTGAAGTTGTAGGAGGAAAAGAATTTAAGCAGACGTTTATCCTGCAAAAGTTATTGCTAGTCCTAAACTCTATATCTTCTGACAAAGTAGTCATTCGTCCATGCGGACAGAATGCGCTATTTGAGATAGGTAATACTGAATATACAACTGAAAGTGGATATATATCCCCTTGTAGAGATTAAAGATATTGATTCAGAAAGTGAAATGGAAACTAAAATGTTAATTGCAGCTCTTGTCGCAATGAAAATACACAAAAGGTTGGAGGATTAAAAATAAAACTTTATATTTGTAATCCTATCCCTCACTTGGGATTATTACAATCATGAGTAATTGAGTAAGCCGGAAGCCGCCTATTATTCCGGCTTATTTTTCACCTCGTGTTGTTGCAGGTAAAACATATAACATTATAAATAAATTGGATATGAAAAAGAAATTAGTAAAAGTATCAAATTACGCTCATGCAACAGGATTGTCTGCTGTTCATGTATATCGTCTCATTAAACAAGGTAAGATCAAATCAGAAAATATTGATGGAGTTATATTTGTTGTAAAGGAGGATTAGTTATGGCATTGAGGAATAATCCGTATTTACCTCTATATATACAGGATTTTATGACAGATGAAAAACTAGCAGAATGTAGTCCTCATGCAACAGGGGTATATATTCGTATAATGTGTCTACTTCATAAATGCGAAATATATGGAAAGTTTTTGCTTAACCAAAACTACAAGCAAAGTTCTAACCAAATTTTTAATTTTGCTTGTAACTTTGCTAGACATTTGCCGTATACAACAGAAGAAATTGAAAGAGGCTTAATAGAACTTATTAATAATCATGTGTTGTATATTGAAGGTGATTATCTATGTCAAAAAAGAATGGTAAAAGACGGAGAAATAAGTCTAAAAAGGGTTTTGGCAGGTTCTAAGGGTGGAAATCCCAATCTTAAAAAGAGTAAAGTTTGCTTAACCAAATCTCCAAGCAAAAGCTCAAGCAAAAATGAAGCAAAGCTTCAAGCAAACTCTGATAATGAAATTGATAATGATATTAATATTAATGATAATATAGAGAATAAGAAAGAGGGTTTAAGGGAGGAAGAAAAGGAGAAGAAGAAGAAACTAACTTTTTCAGAAGATGTCGAATATCTGTATTCTCTCTATCCATCAAAATGTCCGAAGAGGAATATGGGGACTGGCAAAAGTTCTAATGACAAGAAGAAGCTGGAATCTTTGCTAAAAACGATGCCCAAAGAGGAATTGGAGTTTACTATAAAATCCTATGTAGAAGAAAGTTTAAGAAATGATAGTTTTTTGAAGAATTTTTCTACATTGCTCAATAACTTGCCGGACATGGGATATTTGAAAGAACAGCCAATCATTAAAGCTCAAACGAGCAAATATAGATGATTGTTGATTATTAATTCAAAACGAATAAATATATGAATGAACCAATGATACGTAAATGGTACGATATATTCAAACATAACCATGAGCTTGTTGAGATTCGTATTGTTGACAATAATAAAAAAGGCACATATTCAGGATATTTTACGGATATTGATACTCTTCTTAATGCTATCAGGCGTTATGATGATTGTAATATTTATTTCACTCTTAATTCTATATTAGATTCATGTTATTCACGTGAACAGAGAGATAGAATAGTGACTAGACCAAAATCTACAACATCAGATGCTGAAATTATTGGTAGAGATTGGTGTTTGATAGATATAGACTGCGAGAAGCCATCTGATACCAATTCTACTGATGAAGAGAAAGAAGCTGCCAAAGCTGTAGTAAATGATGTATTCAAATTTTTAAGAGATGAAGGATTTACTAAACCAATTGTTTGTGACAGTGCCAATGGCTTTCATCTGTTGATAAATATGAATATGGCTAATACTCCTGAAAATACTCAAACTATGAAGGATTTTCTACAAGTATTAGATATGCTTTTTTCTACAGAAAAAGTAAAAGTAGATACAAGTACTTTTAATGCTAGTCGAATATGTAAATTATATGGTTGTTATAGTAGGAAGGGGAGTGATACACCTGAACGACCTCAACGTGAAAGCAAAATATTAAAAATACCTGACGAAATAAAACCTACCCCAAATGAGTTTTTTGAAAAGGTAGCCGCCATGCTTCCTAAGCCGGAACAACCGAACAGGGCTAACAACTATCAACCGACTCAATTTGATTTACAGGAATTTTTAACCAAGTATGGAATAAAAGTCAGAAATATAGTAAAAACAACATCTTTTACTAAGTATGTATTAGAAGAGTGCCCATTTAATAGTTCACATCGTGCGCCTGATTCAGCTATTTTTGAAATGGCAGGTGGAGGATTTGGATTCAAATGCTTGCATTCGAGTTGCAGCGGATATACTTGGAAAGATTTTCGTTTACATTTTGACCCTAATGCCTATACTAAATCAGACTATGTTGAATATCAAAGTAAAGCTCATAGACCTTATTTCCATAATCGTGAAAAAGAGGAATTTGTTCCTATAGGTGAAACGGAAGATAAGGGGAAGAAATGGCTTGCGATGAAGGATATTCAATATGTGGATATGAATAATATACCACGTATGCCTACTGGATATAGGGTTTTAGATAAAAATATCGGAGGTCTATTGTTTGGAGAAGTGACATTGGTATCAGGAAGTAATAGCTCTGGTAAATCTTCTTGGTTGAACAATTTATCTTTGAATATAATCAACTACGGATATAAAGTAGCAATATGGTCTGGGGAATTAGTGGCTTCTCGATTGAAAGGGTGGATTAACCAACTTGCAGCTGGAAAAAACTATGTCCAGAAAGTACAAGGGTATGATGAATTTTATTATGCTCCAAAACATATTTCTGACCGTATAGATAGTTGGACGGATGGAAAGTTATTCCTCTATAATAACAAATATGGAACACGTTGGAAGCAATTAATGAGCGATATTACAAATCTGATTGAATCTGAAGGTGTAAATTTAGTCGTAATTGATAATCTGATGACTCTTAACTTAGAGGATTACGAAGGAGACAACAATAAGAAACAAAGCCAGTTTATATTGGCTATTTGTGATTTCGCTAAAAAATATAATGTTCATATTATACTTGTAGCTCACCCTCGTAAACAGACTGACTTCCTTAGAAAAGAATCTATTTCAGGTTCAGCCGATTTAACTAATGCAGTGGATAACTGTTTTATTATTCATCGTGTAAACAAGGATTTTGAGACACGTGGAAAAGATTTCTTCGGAACAGTTAGGATAGCTGAAATGCTTCAATATGGCAATGTATTGGAAGTATGTAAAAATCGCAGTTTCGGGAAGGTGGATTTGTTATGTGGAATGTATTATGAGATTGAGACAAGACGCTTTAAAAATGATATTGCAGAAAATATAAACTATAATTGGCAAGAAGAACCCAAACCTGTTCCTCTTATACAGAATAGAGAACCAGAACGGGATTATATGAGTGATTATCAACAATATTATTATGACGATGATAATGTGTTCAAGGAAAGAGATTATTGTCCATTTTAAAAAGAATTAATATGAATGAAAAAGCTAAAAAGTATATCGAGGATAATACTTTAGATTTGAATAAAAATGAGCGAATGGACACAACTGGATATGTATCTTTAGCGGTGTCTATTAGCAAAGCGTATGGAGCATTAGCCATAGTGGAAGATGATCTTATAGCAAAGGTCGCAGATGCATGGAATTACATGTCAGAAATGACTAGATTTGATATACCGACTGATATTATAATTAAGGCAAAAGATATATTTATTTCTAAATTGTTAGAAGATGAAGAATAAAGAACATTGTTTTGTAAATCACATATATCCGAGAAAGTTATATGTAGTTATAACGGATTCAGCTTTATTTTTAAATCAGCATTTTACAAATAGGGAATGTGATAAAGGAATTTCACAAGAAGAATTTGACAATAATAAAGCAATAACTTTCAGATGTACTTATTATGTAAATGGAGATTATGGAGTATTTGTTGCCTTTCATAAAAAGGAATATATGACTGTAAGAGAAATAGCACACGAAGCATTGCATGTAGCTACCGCCATACACAAGGATTTAGGAATGTCTATGGGTTTTGATATAGGAGAGGATGAGACTTGTGCATATATTGTAGGTTGGGCTGCCGATTGTATTAATAGAGTTAAAACTAATAATTTTGATTATGAAAAGATTTAAATACCTAGTAAAAGAATATTATCTAAATAGTTTCCCTTCTTCATACGAACTAAGTAGTTATGGAAAAGATGGTTGGGAATTAGCAGAAACAGTAAGGGGAGAGAAAAAAGTAGCTTTTATTTTTAAAAAGGAATATAATGAATAAGGTAGTCTTTCTTGATTTTGACGGTGTTATAACTACACTTAAAAGTAATTGGACTATCGATAATGATAAAGTTGAACTGGTCAAGCAAATATGTGATGCAACCGGAGCTAAAATTGTTATATCCTCTTCTTGGAGAAGATATACAGTGGAACAGACAATTGAAGATATTACAATAGGTGAGGAAGGAAGAGGTCATAATCCTTTTCCATATCCTGAATACATCGTAGATATTACTTCAAGAATGTACGGCTTCAAACATGGAAATAGAGAAAAACACTATGGTCTATGTCGTGGTATAGAAATAGACCGTTGGTTATGGGAACATGAAGATGTAACTAATTATGTAATCCTTGATGATGATTCAGATATGTTACTTTCTCAAAAGAAACATTTCATAAAAACTAATGCTCTTCGTGGTATATCTAAACGTGATGTTGAAAAAGCTATAAAAATTTTGAATAGTTGAAACTAAGTTATATATTTGCAAACATAAAGGGATAGTGCAGGAGAGCTACTGCATGATAAGGTCTTCTTAACGTCGTTCAGCCTTCCCTTTATTTATATTGAACGACAGTATTTATTGATTTTAAAATAAAAAACTATGAACAGCGTTAAAGTTTTAACAAAAGCGGAAGTATTAACGAAAGAGTTTATTCTTTATGGAACAGTAGAAGAACCATTATTTTTGGCAAAGGATGTGGCTGAATGGATTGAATATGATTTATCATCCATTAATAAATTAGTTCAGAATGTAGATGATGAGGAAAAGGTTCGGAGTATTATTCCGACCCTTGGAGGAGAGCAGGAAATGTGGATGTTGACCGAAGATGGCGTATATGAGGTATTAATGCAATCAAGAAAACCTAAAGCAAAACTATTTAAGAAAGAAGTAAAATCTATTTTAAAAAGTATTCGACTAAATGGTGGTTATATTGCCAATCAGGAACAACTTACTCCTGAACAGATTGTAGCTAATGCCTTAATTGTAGCTCAAAATATTATTAATAATCAGAATAGGCAGATTGAAGAGATGTCAGTTAAGATGTCTGAACTTGAAAAGAAGTCTGATTATCTTGATTTGATTCTTGAAAGCAAGGAGACTGTTACCGTAACCCAAATTGCCCAAGATTATGGAATGAGCGCAAAGGCATTTAACAAAATACTGATGAAATTAGGTATTCAACATAAAGTGAACGGACAATGGATTCTTTATGCCAAGTATCTAGGTGAAGGATATGTACACAGTAAAACTGTATCTATTACCCGAAGTAATGGTATGAAAGATACCGTTATGAATACTGAATGGAAACAGAAAGGACGTATTTTCTTATATAATCTTTTAAAGGATAATGGTTATATTCCATTGATAGAACAATGATAGATTTAAAGCAATTTAAAAATAATGCAATCGCAAAAGGTTTGTGTGACAATTACACAAATCTATGGGATGATAATAAAAGCAAAAAGCAATTATTTGAGCTTGCTTGCGATGTAAACTCTATAAAGTACATGGCTAAGTCTCTTTCCGAAGGATGGGGGCTTAGTCCTGTTTTTATTAGTGACAAATTCAAAGCTTACATAAATGGTAAATATATATGTGAGTATGAGAATAAAAAAAGAGGTTGCTATACAAGTACAATGCTTTGTAATTATGACAAAGATGAGTTTTATGTAGACACAACATTGCTTTGTATCTTAGAATCTAAAACAACCTTAGATATTAAACCTAATCATATATGCGAGATATACGTTGCTGGAAATACCTATTTAGACATTAAAGTAGGCGAAAACAGCAAGGTCTATCTTTTTGTTTATGGGGGAGAACCATTCATAACAGGTGATATAGATAAAGACAAAGTGATAATTAAAAGATATATAGACGAAAAGGAGGTAACCAATGTCTGATTATAAATGCTATATGCGTAGAGTCGATATTCTTGGTGAGCCGGAAAAAGATTTGGAAGTAGATTTCCCCGGTTTGATTTACAAAGAATTTTCTGGTCTTGATTCTTATGGAAAAATAAAATCCGTATATACCGAAGAATTTGCAGAGACAGATGAACTTCAAGTATATCAAAACTCTACTCCTATTAGAGAAAATACTGATTTGACTTTTACATGCATATTTATAGGAAACGATAGAAGAAAGACATATCACTCTTTCGTTGCTTTTCTAAGCAAAGGGAAAATACAATATTGGGACAACATTAGAAAACGTAAAGTTACATTTATTTTAATTGAAGCTATTGAACCGTCAGATGACAAATTGTATGGTGGAACTCCATACATTATGGCTTCTTTCAAATTGAAAAATATCAAAGGTCAAACAGATGCATTAGAAATTTAAAAAAATAATTATGAGAACATTAGAAGAAGTAAAAAAACATGTTTATGAAATCGGCTACACAAATGTAGCTCAATTAAGAATTGCTGGATTTCTTATAGGTGTCGGTGTTAAAGGGGAATATGAAATTATAAGATTTAAAAATGGAGTAAATGAGTTTTCAACTTTCCTACATTGGTTCAATGATTCGCCTAGTGATTATTTTCGAAGGAAAGACGTTTTTGAAGATGAGTTTAAAAATGAAAAGCCCAAATTAAAAGCCAAAGCTTATCAAAATGGAGAATGGGAAGAAGTCAATTTTGATGAAATTATAAAGAGTTTAAAGGATTTCAAGCCTGTAATTTGCGAAAAAGTTCTTTCAGATAGTATGCTTGAAAAAATAATGAAGGAATTAGGCATTGGAGATAATGATAACTCGAAAAAATCTAATAAATATAAAGAAAGAGAATTGTCTATTTTGGACTCTATGGGATTAGATAAAATAAATCCTTTGGCTTTATCAACCGAAGCATTGAAGGCTGTAAACAAGCTTTTACAGAGAAGGAATGATTTAGCACGAGAAATTGATGAAGCAGTGGATTAAAACATATAGTCCATATATTATAATCGGTATCTGTTTTGTATGGATTGTTACCTCTTTTTTAGCTAACAGGAAACCTCATATTGAAACAGTTCATACAACAGATACCTTTTATATTACTAAATGGGACACATTGACAATAGAGAAACCGATATATAAATATAAAAAAGTAATAGATACTTTGATTGTTTATGTCAATGACTCAACCAATGTGAATCTTCCTATTGAGGAGAAATATTATTCCGAGACAGGGAAATATGAAGCTTGGATTTCCGGTGTTAATCCAAGCTTGGATAAAATAAACGTATTCAATAAAACAGAATATAAAACCGTAACGAATACTACAACTAACACTGTTTATAAAGATGCTTGGAAAGGATATATCGGAGCTGATATTACAACATTTGATGGGAATGTAATCCCAAGCGTTAATCTCCTGTTTGTTACTCCTAAAAATATAGCTTTTGGAGGAGGTGTAGGAATTTATAAAAATAGTGCTGTATATAAAATAAATTTCAACTATTTAATATTTAAAAAATAATGAGAACTAAAAGCAGAACAGAAGAATCATTGTTGGAGATGCTAATGTATAGTGGCGTTTCATCTCTTCCTGAACCCAACGATAAAGAACAGGTATGGGCTAGGGCGATTGTTAAGATTTTAAGAAAAAATGGACACATGGACTATGCTCTTGCATATCATGATTTTTTCGCATGGAATGAGGTAAATGTAACAAAAACATTGCCGGGATTAGGTATAGCACATGAACTTGTGGAGATATATCCCTATGAATATTTGAAAGACGAATTTATCCCTGCCGTGGAAAATAAAAAGGATATTATAGATTTCATCTCTTCCAGAACATCTGATGATGAAGAATACCTTAATGGCATGACGAATGATGATCTTAAAAAATATTTCTTCAATGTTTGCATTAAAGAACAAATTAGCAGAAATGAATTTAAGAACAACATGAAAAATTATAAGCGTCAGCCTATAACTTTTGAAGAAGATTTAAAAGAAGAAACAAATAAAGAGGAGGAAAATGAACATGAAGAAATTGGAAATGATGGAGAATCAGAAAGAAGAAGCGGTCAAGAAAACAGACAAACAAATAATAGAGGAAGGAAAAGCAAAGCTGAAAAGTAAGCTTGACGAAAAGATAGCATTACTTAAATCCCAATGCAAGGATGCGCATTTTTTCGACTCTATAATGGACGAAATCATATCTTTAAAAGGACAATATGATGTAGTTCCAACTAGAATCTTTGTACGTGAGGAGGATTTACTCGAAGAGTATGATTATGGGTCATTTAATATTTCAAGATTTACAACAGGAATTCTTTTTCAAATGACTGGTTATTATATGTTTGTAAAACCGATATGTAGAACTCTATATGGACATTTAGATTTTCTTCTTGAATATAAATCTAAATATGATTCTTTAAGAAAAGAGCAGAAAGATATTTACGATACATTCTTTAATGCAACTATGGATATTCTGTTTACTCCTCCACTTTGCTTTATTGATGATCCTTATTATCTTGATATTGCTACATTTATTTGTAAAAGAAGAAACCAATTATTTGAGGAATTAGGAGATACAAAATTACTTCCTGAAACCGAAGAAGATGATAAATTTATGGAAGAGGTTCAAAGAATGGAAAAACTTAAAGATTCAGTAGATAAATATGTCGAAGAGCATGAAGATGGAAGATGATGCAAGACCACATGGGTTAGAAGCTATTCCGATTGAAATAAATAAGGCAATTAGCGCATTAAACACCCAAGAGGGAGGTTCGCATTACAAAAAACTAGCAATAGAACCTGTTGAGTTTATATATGCAAATGATATACCTTTTATGGAGGGTAATTGCATAAAGTATCTATGTCGGCATAAGAACAAGAATGGGGCAGAGGATATAAAGAAAGTTATTCATTATTGTCAACTAATACTTGAATTAGAATATGGCGAAGAAGGCGATTCGTGTCAAGACAAACACGAAGGTTGTGCGTGCGCAAAAGGGCAATGCACCTGTAAAACCTCAATTGAGGTCTAAAGCTCCGGGTTTATTTACCGAGAAGATTGTAATTGCTGTTAATAATAAAAACAAATAAAATAAATTTGTATTATTCGATTATATGTATTATATTTGCGTATTACAAATTTATTATTATTATGAAACAAAGTGGAATTTATTCTTTTGTCTATAAAGGCAAATATGCTTATGTCGGTCAGTCTATAGATTTACTAAATAGAATTGAAACACATAAAAGAGAAATTAAGTCTAAAAAGCATCCTAATTTAACTTTTTTAGATGATTATATTTTAGATGATTTTATCTTTAATATCGAATCAGAATGTGATATTGAGAAATTAAATGAAGAAGAAGTTCGGATTTATAATTGTATGTCTCATAAATACATTATGATTAACAAGATTAAATGTGGAATGGCTGCTTTAAATGGCTTTAATATAATTTTTAGAGATGATGTAGATACTACTATTTCATTTAAAAATGGAACATTTTATATAGGTTCATTTGAAATATCAAAAAAAGAGAATATGTTCTGTTTGACAGACTTAAAAAACTTTATAATTGATAATTCAAACTATAAAATTGATATAACAGGGATAATGAATACTAACGAATTTAGAGAAAGAGTTTTATCTTTGCTTGGAATATCTATAACTAAAAATAAAAGGAAAATAGTAGGAGAACTAAAATCTTTAGGAGTATATAAAACAATAGGAGCTAGAACTAATAGGAAAGTATATTGTAGTTATGAAGTATTTATAACATTTCTATTTGCTTCTTGTCCTCAATTTTATGCAAGTTTATGTATATATTTAGTTGATAATTGGATGAATAATGGAAAAGCTAATAGTTAGAGCAACTATATTTGGAATGGCTATTTATTTGCTTATTATATTTTGTTTCGCATGGAACGGAATATTGGTAACATTTGATGGCTATGTGGTTTTATTGGATTACTGTTTGTACAGATTGGCTTGCGATGAAGGCAACTATCATTGTAAGTTTGCAAGAGCAATACCAATTAATCTTATGTTTACAGATACTATTGCTTGTATTGATAAATCTTTTGATATTATTCCGGATAAAAGCATTTATCTATTTATTCTGTCAAGTACTTGGGCTATTAGTGTTTTCATTACTATTTATCTTGGTATATCTCATTTTATTAAAGTACGTAGAATTAAAAAACAAAAGAAAAGCTATGAAGAATTATAAAGACATTAATAAGTTCAAGGCGAGTGTTCTTGATTCAGTTAAAGAGGAATTATCAAAACTTAGTCCTATCAAACGTTGGTTATTTGAAACCTTGTTTGATAAAATTTGGGCGATATTTAGTGATGAACGTAGTGAAACGGAGATTTCATCAGCTATTAATTCTCTTGAAAAGGTTAATAGTGAATATGTACGACCAACTGATGTTTTGAATTATGATGAAAGTATGCGTGTCCTTAATTTCTCTAACAATAGAGTTGGATTTAAGCGTCTCATGGATGCTAAAGGAATTGAGCAAGTTATTTTTAAGAATCGTAAGATTGGTTATCGCAAGTCCGAAATCCTAGCCTTAAAATCAGAGCTAGAAGCGGAACAAAAAGCTAAGAAAGCAAAGGAGAAACCTTATAAGCAAAATAAGGCAGTGAATAAGAAACCAAGGCTATCCAATATGGAGAAGATGTACTAAATGAAAGGGAGCTTAATTGCTCCCTTTGTTGTCACCCTAACCATTTTAATTCAAAAGCAAAATCACCATCATTAACAGTTGAATCATCTGATAGCCATACATCAAAGCCGTTAGTAATCCATCCTTTAAAAGTTGCTTTAATTGGTGCATCTGTGGCTCCAGTACCTATACTAAAACCTATTCCCGTCAACATAACGTATGCATTTGTAGCACTTATATTAAGACTTCTCCATGAAGTAGGAAAGTTAATTCTATAAACACCTTCTCCTATTCGAGTAGCAGCAGGAAAGGAACTTCCATCAAAAGTTTTTATAGCTTTATAAGTAGGGGTATTTCCACCCCACACAACGCCATAGGCAATTAATGAAGGTAAAAGTCCCCAATGACCATTTATTTTAGAGTAAGTCCCATCTGTGTCTATTTTTAATCCTGAAAAATTATTAATAACTCCAAAAAATAGATTTTTAATATTAAGCAATGGATTTGGTTGTTTATTTATTGCATAAAAAAGATTGTTTGTAGAAGAACCTAATACAATACCATTAGCAAATAAACTAGCTAAATAAGAATCAATAACAAATTCCGCATTTAAAGAACTAATTGAAAAACTAGTGACAGATCTATCTTTTAATATAAGGAATCTAAGAGTATGATAACCTTTTTCTATAGTAGTAGTATTTCTTACAACAAAAGATCCTGTTCCCTTAACATCTACATTAAATGATGCTATAACACTGCTATTCTGATAGTTGTTGTAAGAAGAATCTGAAAAATTATCAAGATATAAAGTTCCTGAAATGTTACCCGAAGCTGAACTTTCTGAATATTGTGAATAATTATAATTAAATTCTACGGAAAGATTCATCAATGTATTAGTATAAAATCCTTCTGTAACAGTCATTTCCGCTCTTGTAACTGTTGCTACAATAGAAAATGGGATATTCTTGATAGTTATAGTTGGAGGAGTACCACCAAAAAAATCGCTTATATCATTTCTATTAGAACCTTCGATAGAAAGGACATTATTATTACTATCATCAAAAACTTTAATATCTTGACTAACAGGACTTATTACTATTCTTTTCCCATCTTTGTTCCCAATAATATTTTCGCCAGCTTCGGTAACTTCCCAAACATTATTTTCATCTATCTGCAACAAAATAGTCCCTGAAAATTTAGGAGAACCATCTTTAGTCCATGAGAATTTTCCTCTAGCGAAATATCCTGAACCATCAGGATTAATCTCATATACTATATCATTGTTTTCATCAACAGATATTATTTTCCCATTTACGCTGTAAAATCCTCTATCACCGTCAGTACCGGGCAAATTTCCTCCTATACGAACCTTTATAGCATTAGACCAATCTTTGGAATATATATCCGTCATAAGATCTATAGCAGGTTCATCCTCATCTACATGGAGATAAAGGGCAGAATGTCTGTTTTTATATTTATCTTGGTGTGATGCATTCCCAAATTGAACAATTTCATCTCCTGCTTGTGGAGCATTTAATACTTCACCCGTTTCTGCATCTGAATCAAACTCGGTTATAGGAATATTAATATAGTATTGAAAGACACTTCCAACTTGAACCAAGTATTGTCTATTGCCTTTTAAACATTGTATAAAATCATATTCTACAATAGAATTTGATTCATCATCTATTTCCAAGCGGTAACATTGTTCTTGGGTGATAGTTTCCTCTCCATCATTTTCCCTATATACGTCTGCTTCAATTGTCGTTACAGCCTTTATTTTAGCGTGACCTTGACTTATTGTTTGTCCTCCTCTAATGGAAGTTATTTGTGATATGATATGTTCAAAGGTCGTGAATGATTTGCGAACAAGAAGCTCATCTATTTCAAGTCTCCAAAGATTACTTTTCTTCCACAATTTCCATCCGTACCCATTGAATCCGGAAAGAAAATCTTCAACCATAACGGCTGCACCGTCTTTTAGTTTTTTACCTGTGTCCCTTATGGAACACAGGAATCCTGAAAATTTACCATTTGATAGAATTGCCATATTACTTTCTAGTTTTGATTATAAACTTCGTCCATGCATAATAATGGCTGTTTTCAAGATAATTATTATCTTTTTCAGCCAATCGAGCTTCTTGTTCAAATGACACCTCACGATATGCAGTATGTTGTTTGTTGTCACCCGAAGCAAATAATCCCATAATTCTTCTTATGCAATATTCTAAACCATACCATAAATAGAATACAATCGGAGAAATAGCAAGATACCATGCAGAATAATCAAATATTAGCATTCCAAGCCATATAAATAATCCTCCTGCTACAGTAAGTTCAATCCACTGTCTGGCATGAGTACATTCATGGTTTATAGTCTCTTGCATCAATGTTTTGTATTTTGTAAATACCCAAGCAAGAAGTGTAATAGTTGAATATCCATTAAATAAAATAGTCTTAGCTATTTTGGAATCATAAAATATTTTTTTCATTGTAATTAAATTTTATTTTAGTTGGATAATTTAAAGTATAATCGTAATTATCAATTTCATCTATATCTGTCATAGCCTTAACATTAGCTATATGTTTTTGTGTTACACTATTACAAGTATCAGCGTATATCTCCACATCATCTAACATGTCTAATATAAAATCAACAGGGAGAACATACTCTTTCTGATTATACCAAATACTTGATGTTTTAATGTTTCTGCTCTTTTTAATCGCAACAGCATTCATTATGGAAGTTCGTAAATCTTTGCTTAACCAAATACTATCTCCATTGAGCAAGAAACTATTTACATATTCAGATTTATCGTACCTCTGAATATTGTATAATGTATGCTCTTTTACTTCTTCTAAAGTAAATATGTGTTCTTGAAGGATAGGACGACCATTTACATCTTCTACTATCTCCTTTCCATCGCTTTGCCCATCAAGTAATGATTGCCAATATTCGTCTGTTATTTCTACCGAACCCTCTATTGGTTCATCGTAAAATCCTTGTTTCCAATATTTCATGTCTTTTTTTTGTAAAGTTAATGATTTATTTCAAATCTCTCTCAAAACGGTTATCAAAAGTTATAATGAAATTTGTAAAATCAGCGTGGTGTAACTTTAGTGATTACTGCCTTTATTATAAAATCTATACAGTATGGGACTATTGCCGGAGAAGCTTATAATTGGATTGCTATAGGACGTTGGAAGTAATTATTTCCATCTTCCTACAGCAAACCATTGCCAAGATTCTTGCGATAGTCCAGTAGAACCTCCTGACGCATAGTTTCTATTTATATAAAAAGCACTAACTGTTTTACTGGTAGCTAGTGGAGAAGCGGAATATATACTATTATCTGAACTTGGTTTATTAACTGTTGCAAAAACATTATATGTTGTATTATAAAATGACATAGGCATTGTAACTCTGTATGACGCAGTGGCAGACCCACCAACATACCCCCACTGCAACATCAGCCCATTACTAAACTTTTGATAACCGTTTTGAGAGAGATTTGAGCCTGAATTCCAATCAATTACTTCACCAACTCCAAGTCCAGCATTAACAAACGTATTACTACTGTTAAGCTTGTAAATTTTATCCCCTTTTACATATACTAGCATTCCTTCTTTTCTTCTTGCAGCAGGAATAGCATTCATCTCGCTTACACTATCTACTGTTCTATATCCTCCTACACCATATTTTTCGTCATGAGTAGCATATTCGTCTGAATCAGTATAGGGAACTATTTTAGATGCAACATTTGTACCTTTTATTTCTGCCATAAGATTATATTTTGGAGAGAGAGCGATTTTGCCCCCCCCCCGTTTGTAAATAATTATTTAAATTGTACAGAGAGGACTCCTGTCTGAATATTCGCTAGTCGTATAATTGAGTATGTAGCACTTCCTCCTGATGCATTGGTTACAGTAGCACTTGTAGTAACGACATCTGTATTTTTTAGTCCTCCTACCCAAAATTCGGGAGTTCCTAATGAAGATGGTATTACATAATAGACATACTTTCCGCCTGTACAGTCAAAAGTAGTTGCGCCCATAGCTTTTGAATCAGCCCATGTACTTCCTGCTAATGCAATAACTTGGGAAGAAGTTAGAGAAGCACTAGTTGATACTCCCCAATACTTCTTGTATTTGAAGTAAATATTATAAACCTTAGAAACACTTTGCCCATTATAAGTTGCTGTAATTGTTAGTTTCTGATTTACACTAACTGCCTTTGATGGAACCCATTGTTGATGATCTGATGACAATGTTCCAGATAAAGAAGGATTCCCTACAACCGAAATAGATGCGCTTTGTGTTATATTTGTACCTTTACGTTTAACAAGAAGACTAATTGTAGGAGTATAATCACTGCCTACTTCAAATGTTTGGTCGCTACTTGGTACAACGCTTAATTCCAATTGAAAAACAGCCTTTTCTATCTCTTGCAGGGTCTTGTACATATCTGCTGTCATAACACCTGCTTTTGTAGTTGTAGCGGCAGGTATATCATATCCATCGCCAGTATTAACCTCTCCAATCAAATATACTATATCATTTTGTAATCTAACAAAATTGGCTTCCGGTTGAACAACCAAATCCTTTAATATGCTTGTGTTCGCTAATGAATTAAACAACGACATATTATGGAAAAAATCACGTGCAGCTTGTGTTCCTGTTAGATTAGTACCACTACCAAAATTTGTATAAAGCGTGTTACCATAGTCACCTCGGAAAGCGGTAGAAGAGGTAGTGCCAAGAGCTACGCCTGAACCGTCTCCTACAGCAACCATTGTGGCTCCCGTCCAACGATAGGATTTATTCTCTGTGATATTAATATATATTTTATCACCGCCTTCTACCGCAGTTTCGACACCAGTTGTTGCACTTGTTGCAGTAAAAATTTTCTTAGTTGTCGTATTGTAAAACTTTTGTCCGATTTGCATATTGGAACTCGGATTTGTTGTTACAAAAGACTGCAACATATCAACATTGTCATATCCTGCCGGAAGTTGAGATGCTGGAATTTTACCACCAGAATCAAGACTTGCAACGCCATTTGCCGCACCCTTATTACCTATGCCGTTCTTCCATGTTTCAAGAGTAGTAACTCTTCCTGAAACAGCATTTATACTTCCATCTATCGCAGTTCTTTGTGACTTAACATAAGTTACTACAGCACCCACAGACGGGACTGCATCATGCGCTGTCTCTGTTCCATCAATACCAGTATCTATCTTTGATTTTGGGATAGCCGCATTTGCTATATTATAAGCTTCAACAGCACGGTCTTGTACGCTCTGTATTGCTATTGCTATATTTGTAGCGGTTGTATTTAATAGCTTTGTACTAGGAACTCTTGTATCTAATGCATTATCGTCAAAAACTGTATCAATATAGCTTTTAGGAATAGCTGCGTTAGCTGTTGCTAATGCACTATTTGCTTTAGCATTTGCCGAGTTTGCTGTAGCTTCAATTTCTTGCGTTTTTGCTGTAATTACTTTGTTTTGCACAGGATTTGTGCTTGATGTACTCAATGTAGCATCTACGAGCATTGTACCTTTCGGCAACCATTCAGTCCATGCACTCCCATTCCAATAATAATGTAGTCCTGTTTCATTTACACGAACAACCATACCTTTGGTTTTTCTCTCCGTAGGTATTGCGTTCCGTAAAGCTATAGTCTCTACACTCCTAAAACCACCTTTCCCATACTCCGCATCATGTGTTGCGTATTTATCAGCATCGGTGAATGGTACTACTATCGCAGCGACCTGCGTTCCTTTTAATTCTGCCATTTTTCTTATTATTTAAATTCAACTTCTAGAATCCCAGTTTGAATGTTATTTAGACGCATTACTTTGTATGTTTCAGTTACGTTTTTACCATTTGTTATTTCCATATCATAGACAATAACATCGGTATTCTTGAAACCGTTTATCCAAAAACTAACGCCTTCTCCATAAATATCAAACGGTATAATGTAATAAATATATTTCCCACCTGTACAATCAAAAGTCGTTTTCCCCATAGTACGACTAGCCCATCCGTTATTCATTAACATCACATCACCATTGGTCAATTCAGTTACAGAAGATGCGCCCCAATACTTTTTCAAAGAAAAAATATAGTTTGCTGTTTTTTCAATAGATTGGCTTCCGTAAGTACAAATCACTTTATAATTTTTATCCGTAGTAATTGTAGTAGGAGACGAATATTTGGATTTCTCCTCATTAACTCCTTCTGTGCTCCCATTTACGGTTGCAGTTGTTGGCACAACTTCTTCATCTTTATATAAAATAGACCAAAAAATATACGGAGTAACAACTGATCCCTTTTCAAAAGTTCCTCCGCCAACAAAAGTATCGAACGAAATTTTAAACACCTCGTCCATTAATTCATTTATATTCATAGTTACAACTTTATTTTGCACTGCATTTGTTGAATTTAAATCCAAGTGGTCGTCTATTGTTATGCTACCACCGCCACCTGTCGGTATGTTAACTGTAATTGGTGCAGAACCATCATATATAGCTTGTATTGCACCTGTAAAAGTAAGAGCATTAGGATTAGGAAGTTTTGTTGGTGTGTCGGGAACTTTAATCCACTCTTTGTTTTTACGACCATATAAGATGTCATTGCTTGGAGCATCAGTTATGCCTTCTGTCATACTCTTTCTTTCCTGCGTCCATTCCGTAGAACCAACTTTTTTTACAAGTACGACATCTTCTGTAGCAATTTCATCTACAATAGGATTGACATTATATAAACTACCAAGAGTTTGAGGAGTTTCTACAGCTTTGATAATCCCGGAATCTTCCTGTATGAAATCTCCGTTACCCTCTTGAATATTATCTATGCCACCTTCACGCAGGAAATCGGTAGCTCCTTCCTCGCTATTCCCAGTAACATAAATCCCGTCTTTAAATATTATATGTCCGTTAGCTGTATCATCAACATCTTTTCTAATAAAGTATTTCAGTCCCATCTTTAAAAAGTCGATAGAACCGATAGATGACATAATATCCTGTTTTACAGCATCAATAGATTTTTGGACATTACCTTTACGTATCGTTATGGTATCGGATAATTCTACCGTAATTTCAGGAAGAGGATCTGTCTCATTTACTTTATATGTATATTGGCTAACATAAAGTTCATAAAGTTTGTCTGTGCCATCATCATTCTTATTATATGCGATTTGCAATCGTGCATTAGCATCAATCTGTGAAAGCATTTCAGGATATTCAGCAAAGAATATACGCTTAAAGTTAATAGAGAAGTTGAATTTTTCACTATTATTGGCAGCCATATACTTAATGATAGCTTCTTTAAGTTCATTCTCTGCATTAAGAATATATTGTTTAGGCAAATCAATATGTAACAGAACAAACGAATCTCCTGATTTAGGCTTATAGTTGCGGTTGTTAGATGGCATTACAACTCCGAATGTATCATCATCTTTGCTTACCCTAATCCATACCTCATTTGTTGTTGTATCTTGTTGTTGAGGCTGAATATTTGCCTCATCCCATTTATCATCCTCACTACCTGTTACAATATTGCCATTAGAATCCACTTGTACAGGATTCTTGAATATTGTGATATTATTGTCTTTATCTTCTACTTCTAATACGGATATGACAAAATTACAAGCTGCACAATTACCACTCGTCATTGAGATGGTCATATCACTACCTACGATAGCTTGGTCAAAGAGATTAAAGCCATAATCCCCATCAAACTTTCTTAGCTTTATGTAGAAATATTTATGTTCGTATTCATTTGTGTTAGGGTCTATTTCATCGTTATCATCATCATCAAAAGCTACATCTAATATTTCTCCTATTTTATATCCTGCTGCATTTTCAATACCTTTAATAGTTGGCTTGATATAGTCAAAGGAAACAATCATTTCCTTAGGATTACCTTCCGTATAAGGGTTCTCGAAGTCGTAGTAGCTTTCTGTATCAGGATTTATATAGGTTTGGTTTTTTGCGTCATAGAATCGTTCAGCACCAAACGTATCTCTGTATATAGATGGCAATAGATTAGGAGAAGTAATCATATAATCCTTCTCAATCTTAATTTGCTTGAATTTATCTCCTACAGTTGGTTGTTTAGTGATAGATATACCTATTCGGCTTAGAGGAACAGGGAAATCCCTTAAAAACCAATCATTATATTCTCCTGTTAAATAACAATAAGGTACAAAGGTATATATACTCCACTTATCAGAAGCAACGCTAAGTGTATAATTAAGTCTATATTCTACTGCGTACTTTTTCCCTTTATCCAATGTACCTGCGTTATAATATTTGTAAGTTCCATTTGGATTTACTAAAGGGATTTCCGTTCCTCCACCTTGATTAGTATATTCTCGGATAAAAACTTTTCTTTCAACCTCAAAATCAGAATTAGGAGGAAATGTTGTGTTGCGCACAGGACAATCCATATATAAATTATATGTTCCTGTAGTATATATATCTAAAACAACATATATAGATTGTGTTATATTAGTAGGGGTATATGTTCCATATTTACAAGCGTAAGCAGCTCTGTAATAATCTCCTGCGGATGGATTTCCTGTAGTAATTTCAAAAGGTATACTATGTTTCTCATCAAGGAATAATTTTACAACAGCATCACTTGCAATCCCGTTTTTATATTCAATAATTTCATTAATAGAAACTTCTTGTTTGAACTTATCTTCATTAACAATGGTAATATCTCCCTGTTTGATAGAAATGTTATCAGGGTCAGCTTCTACCCCAACTTCCGTCTTTCTCGTGTCATTTGGATAGTAATAAGGGATATTTTCAGTACTACCGATACCTGTACAGCGATTAACTATTTTATAGTTGGCGTTTGTTTTGGTTATTGTCAGTAGTTCCCTATCATAACCGTATTTAAATGTATGAGTAATAGCATTATTAGTAAATCCGATATGGATTACCTTACCGACAAAATAATAAGGTAGTTCATAAATATTAAATACTTCTTGTAGAACTTCACTAAAATACTTGTCCTCAAACGACATTAGTTTAGCTTCGGAGGATATACCTTCGTCAATTACAACAGAATAACCTACTCCACTGTATTGTAAAGAGTAATTCAATCTTGTTGCAAACTCTGCAATATCTCCAAAGAAGGTGAACTTTGTACTATTGCTGACAAATTGGTCTACATCACCTGCATCAGGAGATACTACATCAAAAAAATAAGTATTATCCAGTTTAGTTCTATCGGATTTAAATACAAGCTCATGTTTATATCTTAAATCTGTATTTGACTTAGATGAAGTAGGTGTATCTAAAATCCAATATCTTTCTCCCCTAAATTCCACAAATTCCCTCTGCGTCCATTCATCATCCAAGCACTTAGGATACATGAGACTGCTACTTATATTTACGCTACCCATTCTTCCCTCGGTGAATGTATAACTACTAAGGGCAGCTTGCGTCCCATCTTTAGGGAAAGATATAACGCCTAATTCCTCATCATCAGTATATATAAGTAACTTTTCTACCATTTTATTTGCTTCTTTGAAAATAATAGCTATATTTGCAATATGTTTAAAATGCTTTTGAATTTTTAGGTCGGTATTCTCCCCACTGTGCAATGTAGAGAACACAGTGGGGTTCTTTATTCTTTATTATTTTCTTTCATGGATTGGTGTAATGCTTCTACCCTTTTAGTTATTAGCTCTTCGGCTCGGTCTACGAAATCAGATACCGGACACACTGCATCTTTTGGCAAATGGGAACATTTAACCCATTGTTGAATAGCTTTCTGTAATACAGAATTGGTTATTTCTATTTCACCTAATCTTCGTTCCAATTTTTGCCTTTCTTGTGCAGCCTCTAGCTTGTCCTCTTCTCTCTCTTTCTTTATAGTTTCTATTATTTCACGAAGAGTTTTTACCTCGTAGGATATTTTTTCAGGACGTGCTTTATAGAAAGCTATCAATACTGTCAATATTCCCCCACTCCCCCCTATAGCTAATGCTAATTGTATAATATTTGACCAATCCATTATTTCTATATTTCTTTGTTAATCTTTATACAAAGATAATAATATTTTTTATAACACGGTATTTTTTGTACTCTTTCTTGTTTTAGAAGAAGTAGTTTTCACCGTTGGAGATTCAAGAATAGATTCGCCTAAAACAGAATTATCTTGACTAGTCCATTCGCTACTTTGCAATAAAGTATTTAGGGCATCTCCTTCATAAGTAGGATATGGATATATTGGTTCAACAGGAGTATCTTCTCCTAGTTCAGGAAGAGTTACAGCAAGAGGAAAAAGTAATTCGTAATTTGCGACTTTCATTAATACAGATTCCCCATCTGTGCTTACTCTAGGTACTAAATGCAACTCATTTAACGTCTCTTGTGGAACTTCGTCTAAAACGGATTTTGGTAATACAATATATTTCATATTATTTTATGATTAAATAAATAATTAAACAAACAATATCAATCAGCATAGGATATGTCATACCTGCAAGAATATCTAGCCAATCAAACAAGGAGCCATGTTCCTTGTCTTTATATTCAGCTGACATCATAGAAGCTACTGTGGCTCCTGTAGCGATAACAGCATTAGGAATAAGTTCTATCCCTAATGCAAAACCTACTACAAAAAAAGTACAATAGATGATAGCACCCACGTATGAGTGCTTATCTCTATTGCTTTCTTTATACCAAGCTTTTATTTTTTCAATTAACTTTTTCATTTTATTGTATAAATATTGGGTTATTTAAATCAATTATCTCGTTCAAATTCGCTGTGGGGAATGTAATGTATTTCATAATCAAATCTAAACAGATATTGTATATTATAAGATTTGTCTGGAAGTTTACAACGTGCGTAAGAATTGCTCAATAAATGTGCTTTCGTACTCATAAGCTTCATAGTTAGGATGCTGGTTCGTTGAGCTTATCCTTTGAGCATTTAATCTTGCATTCTTTGCCGCATCGCATATTGCCGGATTTGTGCTGCGCAACATCATAGGAGTACGCTCGTCACCATTTAGGTCAATATATGGGATTCCCCATTTATTTGCAATTTCTATCTCTGCTTGACGATACTCGTCAAGTCCCAAGCCATTAGAAACAATTATGCCAATATGAGCAAATGGGCGATTTATGATTAACCAATTAAGCACTGTGTTCCATGCACCATAAAATGATGTTATCTCTGTGCTATCAATAGTTCCCTTATCTGCTATTACATTTACACCGTAACTCTCGTCATCATCCCCGATACCAATAAGATGCGTGTCATTTATTCCAAGATAAATGGTGATATAGTTTACGTCTTCGTCAATTTGCTTGTACAAAGCGAGCGGCCGGTCTTCTCCTTCGTAGGTCAGATAGTTACGACTTGCATTATAAGACCAATCTGATTCTGCATTTTTGGGGCGAGGAGTGCAGATAGTGCGCCCACCCTCAAATAAACGCTGGATGTCCATTTCGTTACGTCGCCCAATAATATACGGATAACTCTTATTCTCTCCCTCATATATACCATCTTCAAAAACCCCAACTCCTCCACCAAGAGTAAACGAATCACCAATAACAGCCCATTTTTTACCCCTTAAAATATTATCAGAAAATGAGAGTTTTTGTGACGTGATACTATTGTCTTTTATGCAGACTTCTTTTAATAAGGCACTTTTTTTGCCTATGCGAAAAGTACAGTTTTTGTCGTCAGTATTTCTGTAATTAAATCCAATATGAGAAACACCTTCTGGTATCTCAATTTCATAGTTTGACAACTTGCCAGCTACTTCTGCTATCACATCTCTTGACCAAACACCATCTACGAAAAAGTTTACAATTACCTTGCCGTCAGAAAAAGCCTGTATATTTTCAAATTTTGCTGTTATTGCGCCAGTAGGAATCTCTACTTTTGAATGCAACACAGAAGAAGAACTAGAATTGGATACATGTCCATTTGCTGCATAATAACCACCCTCCGTCACCAAAACTGGAGACTCATAATAATCTAAATAGCCTTCGTCAAATGTCTCGTTAAAGTTTCCATCAATCGCAGCAGCTAAAGTGCCCCACGATTGTTCATTGTCTTTTGCTATATCAAATATCTTTTCCATAATATCATTCGTTTTTAATTAATGTTTCATTTGAAATTAAAGTTGAGTTGCTTAGTTGGGTGAGGATTCCCCAAACATTTCCTTCTATTCCTACATACTCATTCAGCTCTTTAATCTTATCGTCTGTTGAGATGTTGTCGAAGAGCATGAAGTCGTACAATGCCATATTAGTAAAGTAAACATTGTGTACTCTGTTTGAACCAATAACAGGAGAAAATTTATTTACCCCTGCACTTAACTCATTTGTAATAGTTATGTTATGGGTAATAGCCCTCAATTCCGAAGCCTTAATATTACTATTCAAGATTCCATCAATGTATGTTTGTCCATTGTTTCTTCCACTATAAGCCGGAATAGGATTGCCATCACTATCTGCCGAACCGTTATAGATAGCAAACTCATTATTATAACCTCTTTGGTCATATAGTAAAGCAGAATTAGAACTATCCCAATTAACTTTCATCAACACCTGTTTACCACCAGTAACAGTAGGAATAGTAACAAAGTCGTCCACGCCATCAAATTGGTATGAACCATCTTCATTAACTCCACTTCCTTTCGCATAAGCCGAGTTATGGATAACTCCATGATTATTATGTCCTGATATATCAGGAATATAACCGAGTATCTTGTATGAGCTGTTAGGTATACTCAATAGTCTAGGAGATAGGATTGATTTAGGTTCATTGTTGTCAAAAGCCCAAGTAGCCGTACAAGTAAATACCATTGATTTTTCAACAACGTGTTGAGAACTTGACAATGGAACTCCATTTAATTTTGGATTGGTAATAGTGAATAACCCTTCCAAGAGATTAGCATAGTTAACACCTTTGGTTCTAGTAATAGTACTTCCTACTTTTGCTTTACCACCCCAAGAAATCAAATTCCCATTTTCGTCTGTAAATTCAAAGAACAGAGGGTATGGCTGTACAATGTCCTCGTATCTGATGTACTCGTCAATAGTAATATTTACTTCTTGTGGAGAATCATAATTATATATATGACTAATATTAAAAGCCGTATCATCAACGGAACTTCTTCTATAACCAATATTTACTCCGTTAAATATAAACGCTGTAAGTTCATCAACATTATTATTTAAATATATATTAGCTCTAAGATAAGCATCTTTTGGTATATAATCTCCTATATTAATTATCTTTTGATAATTATTTAAATAAAAGTCTAACCTATGATATTCTACATTACTTGTAATAACAGGATTGAACAAAACATAGTTTTCATCCTGTTCAATAGTTATACCAATCTTCTGTGGAGATTTATCTATTACAAAAGGGAAACCATATTGCAATGTGACTTCACTATAAGCATTTTCAGGAATATCAATAGTCTTGCCATTAACAGTAAACTTAGTTATTCTATCGGCAATGTTATTCATTTTAATACTTACCCATATTTGACTATTTTCAGGAACATAATCTCCTGCATTTAGATGAGTACTAGTACCACGAATAACGAATGTTGGTTTAGAATCTAACAAAACGTTACTATTGATAACAGGTCTAAACTCCACCATATCCGGATACAGCGTACCTAGTTTGTGTTTCTTCAACTGACGCTCTATCAAGAACTCGGACATACTATAAGGGAAGAGCATTAAAGACCAAAGACATAATGGAGAATATTGTGCTCCTGTACTACCAGAGTTTCCAATAGTCAATCCGTCACCTGTATCAACAGATATTCCTTTTGATATACTATTTCCATTATATACATAAGTTGATTGATATGATATTTGTCTTTGTATATTCAAATTTATAGTTTTAGTAGTAGTACCAAAACTATGAGGATAAACATAAGTATCTTCATTCAAATATTCCATAAGAAATGGAGCTTGCCCATTTGTCTGTGTGGAAGCTATAAATGGTACTTGTGATGGAGCTATTCTACTATAAGCTCTATCAGCAATAAAAGTATAATCTTTCAATTCCAAGTCTCCTACAAACTGTCCGAAGTCATTTACTCCGTCAAGACAGAGAGCACCTGCGTGGGAGGGGATTTTGGTGATGGTTATATTGCATGGTTCATTTACAATTCCCGGAATACCTCCAAATCTTAATGTTAAATCCGTAGCTCCATCAGGTAAAATATATGAATATACACCATCTTGTTTTATATCATTATATATAATTCCCGTAGAAGTAGTGTACTTTATCTCCAAATGCAGCCCTATTGATTGCATCAATTCTGATACACCATTAACATTAATGGAGTAAGTACCATTAACAGTTGGATAATTTACAATAGTTGAATACGTATTGGCAATAGTTGCCGTGACTTTCCAATTAGGATAATTATATTTACCTATACCACTATCTCCGTCCCAAGCAATATTGTTCAACTGAATATCCCTACCGTTGCCTGAAAAGTCAATCAGCTTGTCGCCAAACTCTGCGTGGTTCTCGTTGGTGATGCCCTGCTTAGCAATATTGCAATAGATGTCAGATTTGAGCGTTCTATCCAAGTTGAAGTAAGCGATTACTTGGTTGATTTGGTCGGTAGTAAGTACCTTGTTGGCGATGATTGTCCAGTACCAAGCGACAGAGCTAAAATCACCAGTATTATTACCGTCATTATACGAATATCCTTGAACGCTAAAATTACCATTGATTATGGAGTCTCTATTGTCGCCATTAGACGTATAATCATTCTTATCACCTAATATATTATTTACAACTGACAAAGCCTTTAAGTCAGAAGAAGTATATCCATATATTCCAGTCTTGTCGTAGTTATTCACGATATTACGGAAATAGCCATTGGCACTACCTCTTATATAATTGGTAAAAGATACATTATTAGATGAATCTTTAACCTGATGAATCATACTCACCACCGTAATCTCATTACTTCCTCCCAGCATCTCCTGCACGGTCTTGGTGGAAGTAATCAGGTCGTCGATTCCGTCGGTGACGAAGGCGCCTTCGAACAGGGGAAGCATTTCTATAGTTACTTCTTCATCTACTGCAAGAGTAGACAAATCAAACCATAATAAGTAATACAAAGAGTTTGTACTAATATCTATTTGAGCTAGTTCTTCTTCGTTTAGTGTTTTTAAGTTAGTATAATTGTCTTCATTAGGATTTAATACAAGTTCTTGTACTATAGCACTTTTATCTTTTCCTTCTGAAATGCTAAGACCGTGTACGTCCCAAATGACAGTTATATTCTTATTACTATTAACTTTAAATGGAACAACATTCGATATAAGCCCTCTAAATGTGCTGTTTTGGAAATACCAAAAATTAGGACCAGTTAATCTTTTTAGAGTAATACTATGCCCATTTCTCGACACAACTTCAACACTATCATTGCCTTCTGTATTATACCAATCTAAAGTATTATCAAACTTAGCAAACTCATAACCTCCATAACTGGACATTTTATCATAAGCTGCGTTGCTGATTACAAAGTCCCCACCTTTATTAGATAGTTTATTCTTAATAGTACTTCTATTAGGACTATCGTTAGTCATGCCATAAGCAGACCATACACCCACCAAAGAATCTAAGACTTCGGGTTCTATATAGGACTGGCTACCAGTCCTATTGTATTGATTTACTAAACCTAAATCAATGCCTAATCCTATTCCTTTCGCTCCGCCTATCATTGTATATAGCCAATAAAGATTCTATAATTACTTACCATGTCGCCAGTAATAACCAAGTCATTAAGCGCAATTGGATTCCACATCATAGTAACTAATGGAAAACTAACTATTTCTTTTGGCTTTTGATACGTAGGAGTGCCTTCCACCACAATAACATTCATAGCAGAATCAGCTTCTTTTGGATGCAGAAATACAAAATATGGATTTATATTACTAAAAGTTTTAGCCTCTGTAACTTCTTCAATTTTATTTATAATGTTTTGATACATGATTATTCCTCCTTGTTATTATTGTTATTATTATCTTGTACTGAATGTTTTTGAGATATTATTAATGCCTGTTCCTGTTGATATAATTGCTCATCTATTTTAGCTTGCTTTTCTTTTTCAAGTCTAGCTTTTTCATCAGGTTTAGCATCAGGGTTCATTTCACTGGCAGTTTCAACAGAAAGAAATCCTGATGTAACTCCTGTTTGTAATCTTGTTACAATATCAGTTTCAGATTGAGGTCTATATACTTTGAATTTAGCATTAATATGTAAGTTATCGAAATCCGTAATAGCACTGGGTTGAATTTGTGAGACTACAAGTTCTTTTGCTAATCCTTGTTTGAATAGACGAACCATTTTATCCGCAACATTTTGCCATTCTATTACACCTTTTGATGCATTCTCAATATCCATTGATTGAGTAAGCATTATAGCAACACCTGATATATCTCCTGTTGTCTTTACATCTTTAGGGAGCAAGAACGTTGTACTGGAATTTTTTTGTATAGTTTCCTCCATTAACTGCAAAGTATCTATCGTTCCCTGTGGTGATGGTGGAGTTAAAAATTTAGCATCATCCGTATTTGCTTCTTGACTATATGATGTGTTTTTACTGTTTAAGATAACTGAACCTGCTATCTTCTTTCCATTGTTTTCAAAATCTCCTTTTATATATAATATTCCCCATCCATGTCTCTTTTGAATTACAAGGAAGATATTGTATAATATTTCATAAGCCTCAATAACACTTTGAGCATTTTCCCATGCGACCTTTCCTCTTTTAGTTATTAAAGGGATTTCTGTAAAACCATGAGCCTTTGGTGCTAGACGTCTCCATCCATTATCATCTACGTTAGTATTATCTCTTATCATACGATAAAAATAAGTATCATCGTATGAATCAATATATTCTACATCATCAATCTTATAATAAACGCTTTCTAATATACGGTCGCCATTATCATCGTCATGCGGACATAAGACATATCCATCCATATAGGATAATATACGGGATTTTATTCTATTATTTTTATCGAAATAGTATAAAAGTCCTACATCACCAACTGATTTTTGGACGTCAACCATTTTGGTTTTCATCCCGTCTTGGTTTCTTAAATCCCAATACTGTTTAAAGGTAACAAAATCAGCTCTTTGTTTTTCATCAGGATTGGCATCCATAAGAGTAAAAGACATTGGAAGTCCGCATAAATGTTGTACCTGTTTGTCTTTAATATTTTGTTGGAAAGAAACCGCCATCTTCTTATATTGAACTTCAACAAAGCCTCCATTATCAAGTTTCATCGTAATAGAAGGTATGTTCTGATCGTATAAAACCTTATGGTTTTCAGGCTCTAATTCCATCAAATACTCATCTTGCGTAATAACACGTTTTTTTAATTGAGGAAGAGTAACCGAAACCATATCTGTAAATCCGGCTCTTTTCAAATAATTATTCAGTATATTATTACATACACACGATGTATCATAACCTCGAAAAAAAGGTTTCTTTTGTAGTATCTTTTCAGGGTTATTCAATAATTCTTGTACTTGTTCTGAAATTTCACTCATTGTCTTTTTCTACTAGGTTATATTTTTTCATTAAATCTTCTTTTGTGGGGACTGAAATTTCTCGCCCACAATATTCGCATATAGAATTGAATTTTTGATTGACAATGATAAATTGCATAATATCTTCATTGCCCGAATCCAATTTGTTATCAAGTTTATTGCGTAAATCAGCTTGCATTTTTAGACTATCTTTCTTGTCTATTAAACCATCATTTTCTGCTTGCTTGATTTCATCAATCAAAGCAATAATAGCTGCTTTATTTTCTTCCTTGCTTATATCTGCTTCTATCTTTGAAACGACAAGAGACTCTTTTGATTTATCTTCATCTTTTTTCTTTTGGTTACTAGCAATATACATTTTCAAGAACTCAATTTTTTTGCTTGTATCATACTTCCTAATACTATCTTCGTCAGCATCCTTATCGAAAATAGATTTATAAGCTACAACAGAGCTGGAATATTCAAAGAATAAGATAACATACGATATGTCTCTTACTGTCACTTCATGCTTCATCTTAGAAGCATCCTTAATTGTATTTTCTATATCTTTAACTGTCATTACGCCCAAAAACTATCGTTATAAATTTCAAGATTTGTCTCTCCGGTTTTTCTATCGTTTCTTTTGATAGAAGTTTTTTCTAGCTCATCTCCTTTTTGATATTGGAGAACAGGCAAAAATCTCATAGCTATTGGATCTAACACGTCCATTGAACGTCCTCGACCAAGCATTTGATTCATCTCTTTTTTAGATGCTAATCGTTTCCTTCCTGTCCCTTGTTCATTAAAACGCACTACTGAACATTCTTCAACAAATTCATCAAAAACAGTAATTTCGTCTTTCATTTTTTCATGGGTATACATTTTGGAAGCAACCTTATCACTAAAAGATATGCCTTTTTCATTCACATGGTAAACAACTCTATCGTAGCATTCATCTTTTAATGTGCAGAAGGCTCTAAAATAAACACCCATAGTTTTACTATATGATATGAAAGGTATAGCATCAGGTAAATAATCATTGATATAAGCACCATTATTGCCGTCAAATATGATATGAGTGTCGGGAATATTATATTTAGCTCCTAGTATTTGTAGTGTATTCGCATTTTGTTGTGGCGTTGAATGTCCCAATACTACAATATCTATAATGTGAAATCCATCCCATACCAATGCAACGAAATTATCTTTTCCTGTATCTGCCAAGTCAGCAGTAATCCACCTATCGCCATTAATTTGTGGGTCTGCCAATTTTATTTCACGAGCTTTATAGAATGAGATAGGTGCTTCTGAATCATCATCTTCGTCCACATTCCAATTACCTTCCAATAGTATTTGACCTCTTTTCCCACCAGATGCAGCAACACTACCAATATAATCTTTATTGTTTTCTAATGAAGCCTTGTTTTCAGAAATATTACCCAAAATAAAGGAAAAGGACTTTATAAGATTTTCGTAAGTGAATACCTCCTTACCTTTATTGACTGCATTTAGCTTTCGATCAATATCTATTTTGCATTGTCTATAAACATCTTCTTTAGATTCACCCCATATAACAGAATCGACAGTTTCTCCTGTGACATAAAAATACATAACCTTTCTATCCATTTCTGGACGAATAAATCCATCTACACCTATATAGTGTTTTAAGAAAATACGCAGCCAATGATTTTTTTTAGGATTTGTCGTACCTCTGATTTTTGAACCGATTCCAGCTTTTCCACGATTACGAGTAATAATAGTATTGAATGTGCTCCAATCGTATGATGTCAACTCATCTAGGTATACTAAATCATATTGCCATCCTTTTACACGTTCCATCAGTTTCTTGGGATTCTCATCCGCTAAGTGCGTCAAATCTATAAATGCTTTTGATTTAAAAGTAATGCGAGGGCTGTCGGACTCTTTAACATTAGCAAATTTTCCATAAACAGCTTGTATGTCATCCAACATACCGCCTCCTACTTTTGTTTCTCCCAAGTTACGTCTAGTAAATACAGCACGAAATTCAGGTATTTTTACCCATTCCGCTACAGATAGAATTGCTCCAAAAGACTTACCACAGTTTTTTGTTATTACATATCCATCCGTTAAATATATATGTTCATTACCTGATACGTTTATACATCTAACAGGTTCTTTAGGCAATATCTTGTAATCCATTATACTAAGGTACAACTTACATTTCCTGTCAGCGTCAGATATAGCATTTCTCTTTTTTCTTTCTAATGTGAACAGCGACCTATCATCTTTAGTCCAAACTAATAAACCATAAGAAGTAGCACAATTCACATTTTTCCCATTTTGCACTCTAATACAAGCAGGTGTTTCATGTATTACGCATCTTCCACCTATAGACCAAATTACTTCTTGTATATCTTTGGCTAATTGTAAGCTTACTGTCCTATATCCTACACGTCCGACTCTTCCGTTTTTTGGTGAAGTGCAATGTCCATCTGTGTCAAATAGTCCTCTTAGTAATTCCATTCTATCTTCTATAGGAGCATATTTATACATATCAGGGATAAATTTTGTATATGATAAATGTCCCCATAGCCCGATTTTTTTTAATTCTTCGACTACAAATTTATCTTTAATGCAATAATGTAAACTTTTGTCATTGCGACTTTCTTTAATTATATCATATCCCAATGATTTAATATTATTGACTATTTCTATATCTGTTGTACCAAAATCAGCTCGATAGTTTTTTGCAGAAATGCACCCATCACCAATAAGGCATCCTATCAAGTAAGGGTGTAATATCCTTTTATTTTTATATAAATCATTGAAAACAACTGGCGAAGTCATCGGTATTCGTAACCTATTGACATGTTTTTTGTTTTTTCTACTTTTACCCAAGTCAATGTTTTCAATGATTTCATTTGTTGAAACATCGACAATTTTCCCTGTAGTCTTTTTTACTAGCCATCTATGAGACATGGCGCATTTTACTTTACGCCCGTCTTGGAGAGATAATTCGACTATATCCTGAACACCTTTATCAATAACAAAATTAACTTTTTGGATGCCTCCCATTGGATCAGATATAATGTCCCCAACTTTTAATTCGCCCATCTTCACGAATCCATTAGGTGTAGACACTAAAGAATCTAATGGTTGCGGATTGAGAACTCCGCCATAGAAGCAGACATCTACATTTGAACGGACAAAAGCTTCTTGTCCGCCTTCTTGTGGTTTAAATATTTTGGGTTCAACTTTTAAATCTGACATGACTAAACTATTTTATGCAAAAATACTATTCTAAATCTTCTGCTTTTTTAATATTAGAAAAACTTAGTACACCGGTGTACTAAATAGTTCCCTTATTTCATGGGATAACTTAGTTTATTCCTTTATTTTGTGTGCAAATTATTAACATAACTTAGAGGAATTATGAAGTTTACAAAAGAACAAGCCGTTGAACAACTCAAAGGCTTACTGACAGAAGGTGGGAAAACCCTGCATTTGTCAGACAGAACAATTAATGAGAATATAGATGACCTAATTCCATTATTGGTAAATGATGAAACTGAACTTTCTGATTTTATAAGTAAGGCATTACCTTTTGTAAAAAGGACAAATGCAAACTTTGAAAAAGAAAAGGCAGATTTTATTAAGAGCTATAAACCCACTCAATCTCAAACTACACAGCAGCAACAGTCTAAAACTCCGCCTACTGATGACGATGCCTTATCGCAATTACAAGCGCAGATACAGCAGTTGCAAGACAAAATAGAAAGAGAAGAAAAGGAAAAAGCTCTATCGCAAGTAAGGAAAAACTTTAAATCTGAATTGAAATCCGCTGGGATTAAGGATGATAAGTGGATTGACACTTACATTTCTAAAATTCAAATTTCGGAAGATTTAGATATAAAGGAAGAAGCGAAGTCTACATTAGAATTATACAACCTTTCCAGAGTTGATATACCTGATGGGACAACCCCTTACAAGCCTATTGGTGGTGATCCCTCTAAGAGTAAGATAAGTTGGGATGATGTTAAAAATGAAAAATAAAAAATTATAAGAATATGGTAGAAAATCTTTTAAATACGACCGCAGCCGTAATGTATGGTAGAACCATGTTACAGGGGAGTGGTATTATCGGAGGTACTAGAGAAGTCTTTGTGCCGAGAGTATGCGTATTGAATGACCAAGTATTCCCTCAAACTGGTGGTATTATCAAGAATCCGTTTAAAACAGGTGGTAAGATGTACGCAGGTGATTTGGTAGAATATCATTGGAATGGTAATGGTGTCGCTAATAGTCACGAAAATGCAGAAGTGATTCTTTTGAAGGTATTTGAAGTTCAGGCAGCTACTGGTTCTTCCGATACAACAGTATATATAAAAAGAGATGGTTTCAGACATAAACCTTGTGTAGGTGATGTTTTAATGAAAGCTCCTGATGATTTTGCTACGACAGGGACAGCAGTCACAGTTTCAGCAGTAGAGGCAACAACTAATACAAAAGAAAATGTATGGAAATTAACGTTGTCTGCAACTCTTGGAACATTGACAAAAAATGATATTTTGGTTGAAGCTGCCGAAGCTGGTTCCGGTAAAAAGATGCTTGTTCAGAATCCGAATGCTGTTCTTCCTTGTGATTTGGATTTGAAATATAGACCTGCAACAGGTGAAGATGATGAGGAAGGAGCTACGTATATGGTTACACCTGCATTGCACGCAACAATGTACACCTATTTGATGTCTCCGATCCCTCCGGCTGTTAAAACTATTAACAAGTCAAGAATTGATGGTTGGTTTGAAATTTAAAGAAAATAAGAAGTATGTCAAGATTCGATTTTAATAATAGTAGATATGCGGCTTTTTTCCGTAGCGGAGAAGGTCAGCAAATACTCCGTGATTATATTGATAATTCAGGAATGATTAATATCAATTATAATTGGTGGAGAAATCAATTTGCAGTTAATCCTGAAGTAACTCCTACCGATTCTTCTGGTAAGGCTAGCTTCATGGTTCAAGCATCTGAAAATCGTGCTGCTGGTGTTTTGGATATGCGTGCTCCATTAGGTAAGGCACATCCGTATAAAAAGGAAGGAATTTCTTTCTATACAGGAACAATCCCCGACTTTACATCAGATGCTATTGCTGAAACAGCAATGGAACGTATGTATAAGGAAAAATATTTTGCAGAATTTGGGAATGATGCTAAATTTATCAGAGAATGGACTAAAAGAGTCCAAGACTTGATTGATGCTAAAGACCAAACTGCAAATTATATGTGCGCTCAACTTCAGACAGAAGGTTATGTTAAGTATGATATTGGTCGAGGTATCAAAGGCATTAAACAAAAAGCCGCTATTCCAGAAGAAAACTTTGTAAAGGCAGGAGAAAAAGTGTGGACTGCTCCCGATGCTAAATTATTCTCTCAAATGGCAATTATTGAAGATGGATTTAGACAAAGAACAGGATTTACTGGTGCGATGAAATGGCTTATCCCAAAGAAAATGTACAGTGATGTATTTCTGCATAATGCGGAAGTCAAACAGTGGATAAACTATTTGCGTAATTTGAACACAAATAGCCCAATGGAAGCCCCAGATATTCCTGTTGTTCTGAAAAAACAATTCGATGATGCTGTTGCAGCATTTGATGGTCTTTCTCCTATCGAAATTGTAGTAGAGGAAGAAAAGAATAAGGATTGGAAAGGTGATACTACTGTTAATGGTTGGGCTGCAAACGTTGCTGTACTTCGTCCAGTCGGATATGCAGGTCTTATTATGCATACAACTAGTTTAGACCAAGAGATGGCTAATATGGCGGGTAATAACGTTGTGTCACAGGCTTTTGCTCCAATTGATGGATTCTCGCTTATCCATAATGCTGAAATGGTAGATGGTGAATATAAGTCATGGAATACTCGTTTGATTACGTCATTTATTCCTGCTTTAACAGAGTTCCCGGAACATATTATTGTTGATACAGCAACAGCAGATTCTTAATATGGCTCAAATTGATATTATACACTATCTTGAAGGTTTGACTGCCTTTGTCTTTGACAAGGCAGTCCTTACCCGTATTGCAGTAGATAGAGACGTTATAGATATTGCAGATACCAAACAGCTTACACAACAGCAAAAAGATTTGCTATTGGCTGATTTGCTTTATGTTATTTTTACCGCTCCCAATTACACTGCTAGTCTGACGAACCAACATGGAGCTTATACTCAAACGATTGGTAGCCAACGATACGATTCTAAAAAAGATGTATATAATATTATGATAGGTCTGTATAAGAAATGGGACGATCCAAAGGCTGAATTATTAGGTGGTAGTACAACAACTTGGATAAATGAGTACGACTGATGATTATAGATAGGGACATAATGCAAGAATATCCTTTTGATGGAGTATTTTACACTTATGGGATTGATGAAAGCAAACCTGCCGATCAACAGGTAGAAGAAGAGATTATAGTCTTGGAAACTAAATGTGATATACAAGGGGCGCAGAAAGAAGATTCAGGTGTAATATCAAACGCATACAATGTGTATTTCCCTTTTGATAAATCAGTAGGTATATCAATAAAAAAAGGTCATAAATTTAGGAGCAAGATGTATGGCTTCTCTATTACTGATGCTATCGTTATTGATGTTATACCAACTCAATTAGGTGGTTGTGCAGTTTATGTAAAAGATAATACTAGTGGATAATGAGACGTGTAAGTCCATATATTGATGATTTGGCGAAGAAATTAGCTATAAAAGGTCGGAACTTAATTGAAAAGGCTTATTTAGAGGCTGACTACAATAAGAATAAGACCCAAAATCTTCACGATAGTTATGGGAGTGCAGTTTTTTATAATGGCGAACTTTATCCAAATAGTAAAATGTATTTTAGTAAAGCTGCAACAACTTCTAAATACGATCCATATCAACAAGAGGCAATTACAGGTAGACAGGCTATCTCTGAATTTTTCGATGATTATAAGCCAAAAGATAAGGGAATGCAGCTTGTCGTTGCAGTAGCCATATTTTATGGTGGAATATTAGAATTAGGCGGAGGTAATTTACGTAGGAAATATAAAGTTATATCTATGATTGGAGATGACATTAGAGCATTGGCACAAGAAGTAGGTAAAGCTAAAGTTTCTATAATTCAAAACGGGAAAGTAAATGGATAAGAATTTATTAAATATATCAACTATTGAAACCTTTTTCAATGAATTATTGGATGAAAAAGTATCTTCTAATACTTTCTTTACAACTGTCCCTACAAATATTGATACTACTTGGTCTGACCTTGTTGTGATTGACTGTGCTAATTCTATCCAAGATTTGAATGCCTATGGTGTAGGAACTGTATTAGTTTGGTTATATGCAAAGCCATTCAGCAATGGACGTAAGAATGTTGCTGTAATGTCTAAACTCGAAAAAGCTCTAAATGAAGCTTTAGAAAACAATAAAAATGCGTCTTATGCAGTTAGCAAAAAAGGCACATTTGCTGATTTTGATAGTGATGCTAAGATGCATTGTAATATAGTAGAAATTCAATTATTAATCGTTTAAAAATAAAAAATTATGGCATTAACAGTTACAGAGACTAGAAAAAATAACGCTAACTCCATTATCTACAATCCCAAGTTTTTATATGTAACACCGTATGTAGATGGCGTACCTGGTACAAAAACTTGGCAATGTATGGATATTATTCGTGATTCAACTACTATCACACAAGAGGATAATACTGAAAATCCTATTGAAAATGAATTATCTTCAACTCCAATCATTAACAACATTCAAGCAGGTAACTATACGTTTACTACTGAAATTGGAGATTTGCAGGCAGAACTCTTAAAAGATTTGCTAGGATTCACCATTGGTACAGGTAAGAACGCCTATGCGCCTGATGGCTATGTAGAGAAATTTGCTCGTATCGACATGGTATTTCAAAATGGCAGTAAATATACCGCTGTTGTATTGCCGAAATTGCAATTGAGTCCGACAATTACTCTTGATTCAATGAGTACTTCTATCGGTCGTATTGCTCTTGGCGGATCAGCGCAGGCTGTTCAGTTCAAATATGGGGCAGATACTGCAACATTGACTCCTTTGGCTATGATTTATGATTATACCGTTCCGCCTACAGATATGTCATTAGATGGCACGGGGGGAGCGTAAGGGAATCAGTATCTCCGGCTAATTCCCTAGAAAGCTCAATCGGAGAAACAGCGGTAGCTTCTAATAGAGTTACGTCTAAAAATAAAAATACAATTCTTTAATAAAAGGGAGGGAGGTTACTCCTTCCCTTGTTTTTTTAAAAGATATGACAAATAGTAAAATAACATATAAAACGATAAAAGATCCTGTTTCTGATGAAGCTATGGAACGTCTTGTACAGATTATGACTGACAGCCCTAGCCTTTTAAAATTAAAAGATACAGAATGGGAAATTACAGCATTGAAACCCGGTATAATGTGGCTGATAGCTAAAGAAGCCGCACAAATAAATAAAGTAGAAAAGGCGACCTTTAGTGATGTATTACAAGGTCTTTCTATCAATATGCCATCTGTCTGTCGTATTCTGACGCTTGCTTTGTTGAATAATAAAAACCATATTAAAAGTGGTGACCCTGAATATGACAAAGTATATGATGCTCTGTTTTGGGAGTGTGAAGACATGAAAGATTGGGCTACTATTCTATTTGAAGTTCTTAACTTATTGTCAGTTGAGTTTTTTTTTGCAATTACAGAGTTGACACAGACGTTCCGCCAAATGACACTGGAAAGAAAGACGAAGATGGAAGAACGAAAACAGTCATCGCAAGAACAAGCTACGGGGAAATGTTTGATTTTATAAAAGCTTATCCTTCTGTTACAATGGAACAATACATGTGGCACATGACAGTTCCTCAAATATTGCTAGCACAATACGATACAACTCATATTGAATATTTGTCAGAAGAAGAAGCTAAAAAAGACAAAGCACCAAAAATAAATTCAGCCGACGACTTATTTAAAAACGATTTTGGCATACCAATTTTTAATCAAAAATAAATAATAACAATGGGAGCAACAGGATATGTATTAACAATACCTGATGAGGTATTAAAGAAACTAGAATTAGCAGATACTAAAATAAATGCTATAGCTGAAAGTAGCGAAAAAACAGCAAACAGGTTCAATCAAGCATTTTCGAGCATGGCTTTATCTGTTGACCCATTGATAAAACGGCTTGATGCATTAAAAAATATAGGTAAATTAGATTTAGGGTCAGGGTTAAAAAAATACACGAGTGATTCGGAAAAGGCTGCTGCTGGAATAGCCGAAGTTGCGAATAAGCTGAATCAATTAAAATATATATCTTCTCAATCATCGTCTGCCAATAATTCTGTTTTGGCATGGCAAGGTATTAATGAGAACTTAAAGATACAACAACAGCGGTTAGATGCAATAAATCGCTCAATCAAAGAATATGAAAATACTTTATCTCAAATACAAAGTGGTAAGGGTGGTGTATTATCAAAAGAAGATCAGTCTAATTACGCTTCAAATCTAGCCGAAGCTGAATCAATCAAACAAACAATAGCATTATATCAACAAAAACAACAAGCGATTGTAAATTACCAGTTAGAGCAAAAGAAGGTAGCTGACAATTTAGCTAAACTAAAAAGTTTAGAATCCGACTCAAAATCTTTGCCTGAACAAAGAAAACGTGAAGAATTAGAAAGATTGAATGCTTTATATAGAAGTGGTCAATCCTTACTGCAAAAACAAGCGAAGGCGGAAGATGAACTTGGTAAAGCTGCTCAAAAGGTTGCAATAGCATTAGATAAAGCTGCGAAAGCCGAAGAAAAGAAAAATAGCGCAAGAGCAAATAAGGCTAATCAAGAAGCAGCAAGAGCCGAAGAACAATACGCAAGAGCATTAAATAAAAGCGAGGTCACTATTGTTCAACGGGCAAGAAAGATTGAAGCATTAGCTAATGCACAAAGAGCCTTAAACTCTACTGGACGAGATTACTCTTCCCAATTATCTAAAATAGCATCGGAAACACAACGGCTTCAACAAGCAAATGATAATGTTGCAAAAAGTATGGAACGAGTTAAAAGATCTCAAAGTAGTGTACTCAATACTACCGATCAATTAACTAGGAAAATAGCATTATTATTTAGCGTTTCAGCTATACAGGGATATGTGGAAAAGCTAGTTTCTGTACGAGGAGAATTTGAACTACAGCAAAGAGCATTGCAAGCAATTTTGCAAAACAAAGATGAGGCAAACGCTTTATGGGAAAAAGCAGTGGCATTAGCTGTTAAATCACCATTCCAAGTAAAAGAATTGGTAACTTATACAAAACAATTAGCAGCATATAAAATTGAAGCTGATAAACTATATGATACGACCAAAATGCTTGCTGACGTATCAGCAGGATTAGGTGTAGACATGGGGCGTCTTATTCTTGCATACGGGCAAGTAAAAGCTGCTAATTATTTACGTGCGTCAGAAGTAAGACAATTTACAGAAGCTGGTGTCGGATTGCTTCAAGAGCTTGCCACTATGTATACAGAACTAGAGGGTCGTATGGTATCTGTTGGCGAAGTCCAAGCTAGAATAACTAAACGTATGGTTGCCTTTGGTGATGTAGAAGAAGTTTTTAAACGGATTACGTCAGCAGGAGGTATATTTTATAACATGCAAGAAATCCAAGCCGAGACATTGGCAGGTATGATTTCCAATCTTAAAGATAACTTTGATGTTATGTTTAATGAGATAGGAAAGGCTAATGATGGAGTTTTGAAAGGATTTATCAATATATTAAATACTATAGTTGCACAATGGAGAGATTTTGCAATAGCATTAAATACCGCAGGCGCAGTTTTTGTTACATATTCTATAAAAGCTGCAATAGCAGCAGCAGCGAATAGAAAGATTGGCGTATCGGCAGCCGAAGCAATGATAGCACAAGGTGGATTAACTAAAGCTATTGGGTATACTACAAATGCTCTAATAAAATCATTTAATTTTGTAAAGGCAAACCCGTGGATTCTTGTAGCTACAGCTATTGCAGGAACTATCTTCTATCTAAAAGATTTAACAGAAAGACTTGACGAAACTCGTGCTACATACGATGTTTTAAATAATCAAATAGATACTCAAAAAAGCAATCTTGAATCTTTAACAAATAAAATAGAGAAGCAAGTTAAGGCACAAGAAGATGCAGAATCTTCTTTATCAAACGTAAAGAAGGGAACGCAAGAATATAAAGAAGCCGAACAAAAAGCTAATGAAGAAAGAGAAAAAACGCAGAAACTTTTAAATATACTAAAAACGCAATATCCCGAAGTATACGCAAAGGTAATGCAGAATAAAGAAGGTATAAAATCATTAGCATCTGAACAAAAAAAATACAATGATGAACTTGAAAGAACGCAGACCTTAAATCGCTTAATGCAAGCAGGAATTCCTTTATTTGGAGATAGTTTTAGAGAACAAGCAGAATCTTATACACAATCTTTAGATAGACAAAAAAAAGCTATCAAAAATCTAACAGGAGATTATGATTCTTTAGTAAAAGAAATCCAATTCCTATTTAAAACGGAAAAAGAAATACCAGATTCTATTAAAACACAGGTTAATTCAATAATAAATAGTAATACGACTATTGAAGAAAAAACACAGGCTCTTTTAGCATACGCTAGATCATTGGCGACGCATACTCAAACATCAAATCGTATGCTCAATAATCTAAGGATTACAGCTGAAAAATCACTTGAAGATTTAGAAGATGCTAATAAAAATAGAGTAGTTCAAATGCAGGAGATGAACAAAAGTTATGTTTCTTTAAGAGATAACGCTCTTAAAGAAGCAAATATTACATTAGCTGAATTTAAAGCTTTATCAAAAGAGCAACAAGAAGATTTAGGAAAGAGAATGGCAACATTTATAAAATCTTCTGCCGGGGCGGAAAGCAATTTTGCACGCTTTTTTTTAAAAAATAGAATAAAACAAGATTTAGGTATTAGCATTTCTTATGACGAAAAGGAAGTCGAGAAAGAAATGACCGACCTGCAAAAAAAACTATCTGAATATGTAAATGAATATAATAATAAGCCTGAAATAAAAGGGAAAAACGCTTTAAAATTACCAATTGTTACAGCAGAAACAGATGTAGAAGAATATAGAGATAAAATTTTTGCAGCTGGTAAAGCCTTAATTGAAGCAGCGCAGGAAAATGCCAATTCAGTTGAGAATCTTGCACCTCATATAGACAAGAATCAAAAAGTCGCAATTCAGTTAGCAAAATCAGCTGGGGAGGCTCAACAAGCTCTAGCTAAACTTTTTGGATATACGGATAAGAAAGGCGAAAAAGCCGGAGAGACAGCCTATGAGCGTAAGATAAAGGCTCAATTAGACTTATTGAAAAAAATGCAATCTCAATATGAGAAGCTAAGACAGACAATGGGAGAAGAAGATGCTACAAGCACTATAACTTCATCTTTTGGAACAGCTTATCAAAAATTATTCAATAAGCCATTAAAACTTAAATTTGATAAGGCTTCGATAGCTAATGAGATGGAGTCCATTTCTAATACTATTAGTGGTAAATCTGCGGAAGCATTAAAGAGAAGTTGGCAAAATACCATTGGTGAATTACGTTCAGAAATTACAGTTTCAGCGACTCTTGATAATATCAGTGAATTTGAACGTCAAATGGACTCAATGTTTAATAGTTATCAACTGTATATCGAATTGGAGGCTAAAGGTGTTCCTAAAGATCTGATTCAAAATCTGTTTGGCATTGATGTAACTACGTTGGACGATATAGCTAGAGCGTTAGAGGAAAAATATCCCGATGTTACAAAATTAGGAGAAAAAGAACTTGATTCTTATTTCAAGATACAGAAAAAAATAACTGATAATCAAAAGAACGAACTTAAAAGACGTTCTGATTTATTGTATAATTATTTAGAACAATCTGTAGACAAGGTTAAACAAGTACAAAATTCAGGAGCACTGGAAATCAGCTTTGCCACTGATTTCTTTAATAAAGGAAGCTTGAATGCCGAACAATATGCGACAGTCGTTAAAAATGTCACAGAGAAAGTAAATAAGGAAGTTAGCAAGATTAATACAGATAAGTTCAAAGAAACTCCTGAATATATTCAAGCTATGGGGGACTTATCCGCTTATTCAGCATCTCAACTTGAAGTTATGATTGCTCGGATTCAACAATTAATTAATGAGTCAGCCGGGAATCTTAATGCAAGTGATTTAAAGGTTTATACCGACCTTATTGATAAAATGAATGAGCGTCTAAGAGAAGTAAAATCACCTTTCAAAAAGGGTGCTTTTGCTGAATTTAGACAAATTATCAAACTTCAAAAAGAATTTAACAAAGAACAAGAAAATTATAATAAACTCCTTGAGGAACGAAAGATTGCTGAACAAAGACTTGAAAGTGCAAAGGCAGAATTAGAAAATGCTAGAAATAAGGTAGGGATTGATGCTTCTGCAAAAGATGACCTTGTTTCTGCAACAGAAGAATTGCAAGATGCAAACGATGCCTTAAATAGCTCGAATGATAAATTAAAAATATCACAAGGTAATCTAAGTGGTATTTCCAATAAATTAAGTAAAATTACAGGTATGTCAACTGCCGCTCTTGCCGCAGTTGATAGAATAGTAACTGGAATTTATCAATCAATCAATGCTACTTTGGACTTGATGAATCAGTTCAAGGATTTAGCTGAAAGTAAAGGAGTCGATGTTAATAAAGGGGCTTGGAGGGAAGTATCACAAGCTGGAGAATTATTAGGTAATGTTAACGAAAGAGTTATGTCCTCTTGGAATAATTTCAAGAATTTAAATTTTGCAGGGGCTATATCTGATGCAGTCGGCTCTATAACATCTATTTTCACAACATTAAATAAGCAACATGATGCTAGAAGAGAGCAAACCATTCAAGAAGAAATAAAGCAAGTAGAAAAGCTTCAAAAGGCTTATCAAAGATTAGGTGATGCAATAGAAAATGCATATACTATTGATACTCTGAATATGAGTACTGAAAATGCTCAACGTAATATTCAAGACCAAATCAAGAGTTATCAAAATATGATAGCTGCCGAAGAAGATAAGAAAGATACAGATTGGGATAGAATAGATGAATGGAAAGAAGCTATAACTGATTTGCAAGAACAGGCAAATGAACTTCAAAATCAAAAAATAGCTGAACTTGGTGGCTTTGGTAGCGGAGCAGACATGAAATCTGCCGCAGAAGAATTTGCATCTGCTTGGCTAGAAGCCTATAAAGAAACAGGCGATGGATTAACAGCATTAGAAGATAAATGGGATGAATATATCAATAATGTAATTATGAAACAGTTGGCTCTAAGAGGAATAGAAAAATTCTTAGAACCAATAATGAATAATCTGAATAATATGATCGGTTCGGATTCATATTTATCTGATGATGAATTAAAAGCGTTGCAGAAACAAATTGAAGAAACGATGCCTGCTTTAAATGAGTATTTCAAAACAATATCAGAGAATTTCGGTGTACCAATTACTGGTGGAGAGGACAATGGCTCTACTCTTAACAAAGGTATTCAAGGTGTGACGGAAGAAACCGCTAATGTTATTGAAGCTTATCTTAATTCAATGAGATATTTTGTAGCAGATACTAATATGGTTATCAATAATTTCTTTACTGCATTTACTAGCTTGGACCCATTGCAGAACCCAATGTACAGTGAGCTTGCAAATCAAACTAAACTTTTGAGAAGCATAGATGATAGATTAGCAAGTGTTATTACATACAGTGGCGACCATCCTAATGGAGGTGCTGCGTTAAAAACTGTTATATAATACTTCAACTAAAGCCACCTTTTGGATTTTTGATTATATTTGCTGAAAAAAAATGAAAAAAGGAGATGTTTTTTATAATAAATATGGTAAATATATTGTAGATGATTTACTTCCAAATAGTAAATGTATAATATTTTGGGAAGATTTTAATCAAAAAAATATCGTATTTAGATATAACGCTAAAAAGGGTAAAGTTAAACCTAAATTGAATGGTAACGAAGTAAAATTTAAAAGCGGCTTTTTCCCATCCAAATTAAATGGTAAGCATACTGTTTATTATAATGTTTGGATGGGAATACGTAAAAGATGTCTTAATAAAGATAGGAGGCATCCATCTTATTCCAACTGTATAATTTGTGAAGAATGGCTAGACTTTCAAAAATTTGCTAAATGGTATGATGAAAATTATAAAGAAGGATATAACATAGACAAAGACATTCTTATCAAAGGGAATAAGGTTTATTCTCCTGAAACCTGTTGTGTAGTTCCTAAAGAAATTAATTTAGCAGTCATGAATGATAAAAATAGGAGAGGTAAATATCCAATAGGAATGTATTTTGATAAAGGAAATAATGTTTTCCAAGCAAGAATATCAAAATATGGTATTCCTACATATCTTGGTTGTTATAATAGCACAGATGAAGCTTTTGAAGTTTATAAAAAAGCTAAAGAAGATTATTTAAAGGAATTAGCGAATAAATATAAAGAAAATATATCAGAAGCAGTTTATAACGCATTAATGAATTACAAAGTTGAAATAACAGACTAGTATTGTTTTCAGGAAAGAGTAGCCGGATTAATTTCCGGCTTTCTTATATCCCAATGATGCTAGTAATTTTCGTATGCCTTCTATTCCTTTTTGATATACAATAGTCTTAAAGTTTATGCATATATCTCCATTAGGTTTGGTGAATTGAGTTTCTATAACTCTAAACCAACATGAATCTACATAACGCTGCATCGGCTGATTATTCCCTTGAAGAATTTTATTATCTCTTAAAATTTCAAAAAGTTTATTTCTTCCAATCCCCATATTAAGAACTTTTGCCACAGTAGCCATATCGCAGGCGTCTTTACTATCAGTTACTTGGTCAAAGAACTCTTCTTTTGGTTTCATTTCTTCAATACGAGCTTGCTGTTTTTCCAATTGTTCGGCTTGTTCAGCAGCTAATCTTAGAGCTTCGGCAAATGTTTTCGGCAAAACTAGATTGTTTATAGCCTTATGAAACACTTGTCGATATACTTCAAATACAGGTCTTACTTTACGAGCTATAAAGAACTCTAAACAAGAAATGGATAATTTGTAATCTACCTTGTTATTCCCACCCCATGAATTTTCTAAATCTTGCTGCGCATCTTTGCGCACCGACTGATAATCAACTCCTTCTATGAATTGGTCATTTGATGTTAATGCTCTTACAGCTTCTTGTTTCCTTCCATAAACAAGCATCCAAACATCATCAAGATTGACGGGAAACTCATTATTAGATTGAGATAATTCAAGTACTGCATTAAAGTACGTTTTCAATTCCTCATTAGAACTTTCTTTTGATAAGATGATATTGTTCATAATAGTATAAAAAGAATGTTCCGAAAAGAGCCACAACACATCTTCCCGGAACACTCCGCTAATAAATTAGCAATTTCTTCTTGTCAGTTGTGGTTGACGCTGCAAATATACTACAAATTTTCTCTATTCCAAAACTTATCTAAGTCTTTTGGTAGAATTGGTTCTATTTTTTTCAGTAAATCTTCATAAATAGAAGTATATACCTTGTGAAATTTCAATCCATTCTTTATTTTAGCACACATTTTTTTTATAGATCGAGGTTGTCTTGGATATACTTTACTAATTGTTAATGGAGACATTTCCAACTTATAATGTAATATATAAAAAAGGAAAGCTCTAGCCGATACGACATTTTCCATCCTTTCTTTATTTACAAGTTCTTGTTCTGTCACTCCAAAATGAGTGCAGACTATTTTCTCAATCTCATCTATTTTCTTTGCTACATCAAGTTCTAAAGTCATAGTGTACTATTATGGACACAAATGTACTAATTAGTACACTACCTTCCAAATATATTCGGGAATATTTCATACATAGTTGGTATTCAACGTGATATATACCATAAAATACTGCGTAGTATATTTCTGTAGTTTTCACCTTATTTATTGCATAGTTCAATGTCGGACTATATTAAATGTATTTTTTATGGAATCAAAAACAGTTGTTTATACTCCTGATGCAGGGAGTGGAAGCGGAAGTGGAATGATGGCTATGCTTGCTCCACTTTTGCAGCAGAAAGGTATTGATCCTAACTTGTTAATGGCTTTGAATAGCAAAGGAAATGGAAACGGTTTTGGTGGAGATGGCTCATGGTTCTTATGAATTATCTTCTTGTTCTTCCTTTTCCCTCTTTTCGGTCGTAATGGTTGGGGTAATAATGGTGGTAACGATGGTGGAAATGGTGGCGGATATGGTGTCGCTGGTATTCCAAATTTGATTAACAATGATGCAGGAAGGGAATTACTAATGAGTGCTATTCAAGGAAATGGTCAGGCTATTAACACTTTAGCTACCAATTTGAATTGTTCAGTTGGACAAATTCAACAGTCTATTAATGGCGTTATGACACAAATTCAAGGTGTTGGTAATCAAGTGGGTATGTCAAGCCAACAAATTATCAATAGCATTCAATCTGGAAATTGTCAGATTGCACAGGCTATTGCAGATTGTTGCTGCAAGACACAGAATGCTATTACTACGCAAGGTTATGAAAATCAGTTGTCTATTTGCAATCAGACCAATACATTGGTTAACACTGCAAATCAGAACACTTTGGCTTTACGTGATGGAGCAACTGCTAATACGCAAGCTATCTTGTCTAAATTGGATGCTATGCAGAATCAGAACTTGCTTGATAAAATTGATAAGCTTCGTGAAGATAAGAGTACTTTGCTTGCTCAAATTTCTAACGATGCACAGACAAGAAATATTCAAGCTTTCCAAGCTCAAACTATTGCGCCTGTAAATGCTGCTCTTAGTGATTTAAGTGCTCGATTGGCTAAAATTGAATGTAAACAACCTGAAACAGTAACAATTCCATACATTCCAGCAATGGGAAGTATGATTCCTGTAAACTATAGTGTGCCTGTAAGTATGGGGGTTACTCCTTACACTAACTGCGGTTGTTAAGAAAGGAGGTATCTATGTATGGTAATCCTTTAAATCCGTTCAATCCATATTGGTGGGTAGGTGGTCCCGGTCCAACTATTCCGACAAGACAACGTTCTTGTTTGAAACAACTCTGTATATTTGAGTTGCCGACAACAAACGTAGCCTTATCAGAGACGAGTGTAGACTATGGGATTGATAAATGTCTGTATAATCAGCTTCCTTGTGAATGTTATGTGACTGTGCAAGTTAATCAAGCAGTTCCAACAGGTGGTGAAGCACTGCCTGTAACGATTGCTATTCCAACGTCCAATAATAGTACAAATGTAGGGAGTTCTTCTTCTAATAATGGTGAAAGTAAAGTAAATGTTATAGACCATAACAGTTCAAATGTTATTGGTTCTGATATAACAAACTCAAAAGAAGTATTTGCTTTTATCAATAAAAGAGAAGGGATTATACGTTTTGTCAATTTTCAGACAGGCGGAACAACCCCTGCACCTACATCAGTAGCAAGTAAGTGAATCTATAGACGGGAGTAAAATCCCGTCTATGTAAAACAAATTAAAAGTTTATTATATGTTTTCATCAAGTAGACAAGGTGGTTTTATATATGTTCTTTCTAAAGGAGAAAGACCAACAGTTAAGATAGGGCAGATTGAATCTGTAAGTTCACCTGTCCCTAAATATCCTACTTATAATCCGTCAATACCTTATAGTCCTCAACCAGAAATGCTTATTGACATTAAGGTAAGATGTGGCGAGGAAGTTTTAGACTTTCAAAAATTACCAGCAAATGGTGAAATGTTCGCTTATCCAAATGTGATTGTTTCCGAAAAGAAGGAGGCTATCATTTCGGAAGTTGAAGCAATGATACAAACTAGTAAGCAAATTGTAGAAAGCGTTCCATATCATAAGTCTGTTATAGAATCTTGTGATAGTATTTTAAAAGAACTAAATCCTCAATTTGCTAAAGAGAAGCAACAAGAAGATAGGATTAATTCATTGGAACAGGAGGTTAAATCCGTAAAAGATGGATTGGGAGATATAAAATCTCTTTTGATAGAAATGAATACGTCTAATAAACCCAAAACAACAAATTCTAAATAATAATATTATGGGAATGATTGAAATAATGGAAGGCGAAAGAAAAGGCGGATTAGGAAAAGCCTTTAAGGACTTCAAAGAGAGTCTTGAATGCCTAAAAGAAGATTTCGAAACCCTTTGGGACGAAATGGAATCAATGGGAGAACGTAGCGGACAAGGCGGTTCTTATGGTGGTGGTAGTCGTGGTGGTTCTTACGGGAATAGATACGATGAATACGATGATGAAGAAATGATGGGAGAACGCAGAGGTGTAAGAGGCTCTGGTCGTGGTCGTCGTCGTCGCTAATACAAACTAAGGGGGATATAATAGTCCCCCTTTAATACTAAAAGATATGAAAAAAGGAGCAAGCTTTGATTTATATGATAATATCCCGGAAGATATGCGGATTTATCTACAAAATTATGGGTTTAATTTTAGTGAGAAAATGGCAGAATTTGCTATTTCTAAAATGAAAGATAAAGATGATAATCCATACATTCCTGTGCCAAAAGAAAAAGTAAAAGAGCTATTAACCAGATATGGTGTCACATTAGAATTAGACAATGGCTCTAATAGTTGGTATGTATGCAACATGCTTAAAAGTGATAACTGGGGTAGTTCTATTTCCGATGAGCAGCATTTGGCATTAGCAATTAAAGATTATATAGATGACAAAGATGCAGGAGTTGGTACAGAAAAGCCTTTCAGATATTTTTTCGCTTTATGTATGGGTAATGGTACAGCATTAAATTGGAGAGAAATGCTTTAATTTTAGGCACTTAAAATGTGCCTTTTTTTAATGTTATGGAAATAAAAACAATATATTTATCTAAATACGATTGGACTGTCACTATCTTTTATGATTATACTTGCAAATATTTTGAAGATGTAATAGAAGAATTAGAATATATCGAATGTGGAGAAGAGTCTCTTAAAAGAGCTTATAAAAATCTAACTACATGTGGATATAATAACGGACTTACATTTTCTAATCACTTAGCGCATAAAAGTGTAATTGTTATAGGTAGAACGAGCAGTGCAAAAGAGTTTGAAAAAACTTGGTCTCATGAATCAGGACACTTAGCAGACCATATATGCCTTACTTATGATATAAGTCCTCATGGTGAGGAAATACAATATTTAGGTGATTACATCATAGATAAGACATGGGATTCGGCAAAGAAATATTTATGTGATTGTTGTAGAATAAAGAAATGATAATATGAAAAACAAAGATTTCAAGAAAGCATTACAGAGTGATAAACCTATCAACTCTATGTTTGCACTTATTCCCGAAAAGCAAAAGAAGTCTTTTATGAAATTTGCTAAGCAATTTGGATTTACAGAAGAGAAAATAGAGCAACTTTTGAAGTCTGAAAAATGATAGCCTATGAAAACAAAAAGAGTAAAATATGATGCTGTCAAATTGGCAATCATACGTAAGAATTACATGATTAATGAGGCAATCAATGATTTAGTGAGAGATTTACCTCATTGTGATTTTGAGAAATTAAGATTTCAACTTACAAATGAAATTATGGAGTTGCAATCACTAAAAAGCGAAGGGGCTAAATAGCCCCTCTTCTCTAAAGTTTCAATACTTGTTTTCTTTGTCTTGATGATGAATAAGATACATGAATCCATGACATTTTTTTTTCATCAATTAATTGGTCAAATGGTAAATTTAACTTTTGAATTAATTCAAATAATTTTTTATTTTCTTCTACTGAACCAACGTCTAAATCTGCTGCTTCTCCCTTTTGATGTTGGCTTGTAGGAACTCCACCTACTTCTTTATTTAATTCTACATTTCTGAAACCACTACTAACAATAATAGGTTTACCATACGCTTCTCTTAAAGGGTCTAAGACTTTATTAATCAACGCCTCTAAGTTTCGTTTTTGCTCATCATTAGGAATATTTTTTATCCCTTTTGCATCCGCTGTATTTGACCGACATAATTCTTCAATTGTAAAATACTTTCCCATGTTCAATCTTTATTTTCGTTACGTGTATTATATTTCTTCAATGCAAGTTCGCTTATATTATTATCTTTGATATATTGATTACGTCTTTTCAGAGCATCTTCTAATGTTCTAAACATGCCGACATCAATACTTTTAGCACCGTAATATACACGAACCTTATACCTTATTGGATTTTTAAGACGAGGTATGATTCTGCGGTAGATCCATTTATGTCCTGTATTACTCATTTCTTAAACAACAATTTTAATTCTTCAACACTAGCCTTATGATAATAATCTTTATCATTATCTTTGGGTGGATACAAAAATTCGATTTCTGATAATCCTCCTTCTAATTCGTTATCATGATATATACCCCAATCTCCTTTACTGTTAGTAAAGACTTGTCTGTCATCGGTATCATCTCGGAGTGCAGCAATAAAATAGAATAAGTTTTCATTTTCACCGCAATCAATATCATTTTCTTCCCTTTCTGATAAAAAACGTTTCAATTCGTCCTCTAATGAAAGATTATAACACTCATCAGGATAACCAACGCCATGAATAGATTGGGTAGGAATACATATATGAATCCATACAGCTCTATCAAAATAACAGCAAGGACAAATATGATAACCAAGTTCCTTTAGTTTATCTAATATTTTCTTGTTGTTTGCTCTTAAAAAAGCTTTTTGAATAAATCCCATATCTATTTCCTCCCTGTACTACCTATTCCGTTTAAACCTCTTTCTTTTTCATTTAGCTTTTCAACTTCTACAAAGTCTATTTTAGGAGTTAACCCAATCTTCAACTGGGCTACTCTATCTCCTACTGAATATCGTTGTAAATTTGTTAATACGTGATAGAAGATAGCGCATATCTCATTAGTGTAGCCTTCATCCACTGTACCGACAGAGTTAGTCATAATCATCCCTGTCTTCCAAATACTGCTTCTTGGTCTTATATCAATGGATAATACATATCCGCCTTTCCGCATAGTCTTAATATAGTCTTCATCTATTTGGAAAGCTAATCCCAGTCCGTACTTATACACATTTGGTGCTATCTCTTCGCATGAAGTAGCATATAGGTCATAACAAAAATCGTCATCGTAATGTTTAACTGGAATCTTTGCATCAGGATGCATTTTCTTAAATTTTACTTTCATCTTCTTTATCGTTTATTTGTTGAGCTTTAATAATACATTCACCAATAATGTTTGGGTTTTGATATGCGTCTACTAGATTCTTATATGCTTCTACACATTCAGGGCTATCATTATAGTTTATATCTTCCGCTTTTCTAAACACCCACTTTACAAGATTGTTTATAATATCCAATAATTCTTTCTGCTTATAATGTCTTAGAGCAATCGAATCTTCCGCAAATTTAATACATTCTTTTATTCTATTTGATATTTCGGTGATAGAAAGTTTAGTCATTGAGCGAGCAACTTCTACCAATGATGCAAAATAGGGATTTTCGACACCTTTTATTGTAGATAGATAATTCTCCAATGCCTGTTGATATTTAAGTAAAAGTGGCTTTGTGTAAAGGTCTAAACTATCGTTAAAGTCTACATAAACTGTTCCACTGGAAATGGTCAGGTTATTAACTTCCTTTTGATACCAATTTACCCTTTTCTTTGCGGCATAAAATAGCTTCTTGGTTTCTTTATCTTTATTTTTAATTGATGGTTCAATATCCAAAACGCAACAGTTGCACATTTCATTTAGAGCCATTACCTGATAAACACTTACTAGCAATATTTGGTTAGGTTTCATTGGTACTTCCTCTGGCTCTACTTTATTTATCAATGATTTTATTTCCATAATGATTATTTTAGTTATAAGCATAGTAAGCCTTTATTCTCTGCATCTATACAGCGCATCTTTTTGCACTGAATAAACAAAGAAGTTCAGAGCCTTCAAACTCCTACACCCAATAAACGCACTTCCGTCTCTGCTGCTCCTAACCCGTAGAAGACTTTATTTATTTCGTTCATATTGTAAACGCTGATGCAGCACCTAGTTTTGACAGGCTTGGGTCTCATAGGATTTTAAACACGCAAACAATATGTCGTTATTGAGTATATCCCATTTTCAATGTTGAAGCATCGTGTTCGAGGTGTGGAGATAAGAAACCTCTTGCCGTTTAGAACAATAAAGCCGTATCAAGACTCTTCTTAACACGGCTTTTAGCTTTATTGTTCTAAATAAACCGCATTGTGGACATATTCTATTTAGAATATGATGAACAGCACAATGCAGTTTAATCTTATATATTGAATAGTATAAGCAATTTATGTCTGTATTAGGCTGTTCATTTCCTTGATACATCGGCAAATATCCGAATAATATTTCATACTACCAAATTTATTCGTCTCTTTTTTCATTTTCTTTATTTTCAAGAATAATAATATGGCTATGTCCTTTCCCTGCCGACCAGCTATCTCCTTTAATGACTGTATAATCTTTAAGAGAGTTTTCTGCGCATTTAACAAAGTCATCGACTCCATCAAAGATTAATGGTTCTTTATTCTCTAATTTTTTCTTTGGTCTATTTAATAACTTATAAGTTTTATCTCCAAGATAAGTTAAGACACGACCGATAAACAGTCCTATAATGAATGCCAAAAAGTTTCCTATTGTCATTTTTCATTCTCCTTTCTAATATTTTCTAGCTCCATAATGCATTTCATCTCTACAGTCACATCTTTGCCATAATGATGTTTTAATTCTACAACTTTGTTAGCTTGTTCTATTATATCATCTAAGTATTGCCATGATTCATGGGGAATACTTCCATCCTTAAACCGTTTAGTTGTTTCTTCGAGTATTTTAGCGTACATTGTATCAACATACTCTTTTATTGCGATGTGTTCTTTCATTTTTTCTCCTTTCTTTTCCTTCGTTTTTCTATTATCTCATTAAAAGCTTTTTCTATTTTTCTAAAAGTAGCTCTAAATCCCATCGTATCAACATGTTTCGTTTTACCATTCCATAAACAATATTCACTGCTTTCGTTAATTAACCATTTTACTCCTCTGCTGTGAATCATTCTTTTCCCCTGAAATACATCAAATACTTTACATGAGAATATACTGTAATCATAGCATTTCATCCTTAGCCAATAATTATGATGATATAAATAAGCTAAAACAGATAATATATCTTCTTTTTCATAAGGATAACGAGGACTTTGGAAGTACCTTAGGGTATCTTGTAGTTTTATATAACTATCAATTAAAGAATTAGATATATCATCCTCTGTGTGCATTAATTCGCTAGGATTTACATCTCTGTTAAATAACATTCTTATCATGTCTGCCGCTTGTTCGCATGATTTATAATCTTTTGAGTATTTAAGATATTTCATTGCAGCCTTTTCAGTTTCTACTTCTTGATAATATTTAAAACTTTCTATGATAAGCATAACAATTTCTATCCTATATAAGGCTTCTCCCCATCTTACTCCCCAATTACTCCTATCTGTTTTCATATTGTTATAACGATTTTAGAAGTTCCTCTTTTGTAGAAAACAAATGCTTTTCAGATAGCCATATTTCATTTCCATCAAATATATATTGGATATACATGTCGCATACATCTATTTTTATATTTTCAACTTTCTTTGATTGGCATTTATTGTTATATATAAACCAAAGTATATCTCCAATATCATATTTTGTACTTATTGTCATAAAACTACATCTTTAACTGGTTGATAATATCTTTTATTTCTTCCGAGTTGATATGTCCTCTTCCTTTTGGTTGAAGGAGCATATCTGCAAACAAGTCGGCTACAACGTTATTGATAAATTCTTGAAGTAAATGCTTGGCTAAATAATCATCATCGTTTATTTTTTCTATGTGTGATATTATCTTGGTAAGCATTTCATTGTTTTCTTTCGTTAGCCGAAGAAGCTCATTTATCTGTTCATCACTCATGGCATTAATTCAGATAATTGTTCGTGGGTAAATTTGATAATTTCGGTTTCATATAGATCATAACCGGAATCATAAACTTTAACATTAATGAAATTTGGGTAAAAAACTATTCGTACAAGACTTGCATATTCGCCAAAAGAAGATTTAGCCTTTACTTCACTTTTAATATTATTCCAAATATAATCTTCAATGTCTAGTAGTCTTTCCTGTAAAACATGAGCTTCATTTGCCAAAAGCTTTATTTCTTTCTCTTTCATAATCCTTAATTTATTCGTACATATTTCCCTGCAATATTACAAGTTCTTAATATTTCGGCATTATTTTCTCCAAAGGCTATTAGGACGCTTCCACAACCGGGAGTCCCAGTTTGGTTTCCATCAGGAGTAAAAAACTTAATTCTACCTTTTATAAAGAGCATAGCCTTAGCTGTGTAAAATATATGTTCTTGGAATATCTTTGTATCACAACGATTGAAAGTCAACAATATACCATTATCATGTTCAATCATTCTTTTTATGAATTTATCGAATAAAGGCTTTGAATAAGGTGGATTAAGCCAAACACGACCTTCCCATTTCCGAGATAATCCATCTATATTCTTGTCGTACATCACAACAGCCGTCCTCCACAATGGATTTAAAGGTGCGCATGGATCTAAATCGAACTTTCCCAATGCGTCTATAATTTCCTTTGGCGTGTACCATTCATCGGTGGTATTAGCCGTTTTTTCAAAGCTTGTATTCATTGCTATTTACCTCCAATTATTTTATAATCGCAAACGTCATCTTTCAATATTAACCCATTGCTTTGAACGGTAGAATACAAATGGATTATAACCTGCGTATCATCTCTGTTGTCGATATAAACTTCTTGCCAAAGCTTTGCTATTTGTTTCATTGTTTTTTCCAGCTTGTCTTTGCCTATATCTCCATATCCGATCCATTGTTTTTGTTCTAACAAAGAGATATGTTCGTCTTTCGCCCAATGATAAGCGGATGCTTCTAATATATAAATATTTTTATTTTCCATATTTTTCTTTAATTTGCTCCAAAGTTATTCTCATACCTTCTTGTAATCCTTTCGAATAGGCATCTTGTCTTTCTCCAAAATTCCAAAGTATATATGTAACAAGAAGTAGAATCATACATACCACTCTATGCCACATTGGTAGTTTGATACTAAATGGAGATAAATTTATCTCCATGTGTCCAACAAAGGCAGCAACTATTACAAAGGCTATAATCATTAATATTAAATCTTTCATACTTTATTATTTTTTATTACTTGCTAAGTAATCTTCTTCTGATAGTTCAAATATACCTGTAATTATCACATTATCGCACTCTTTTTTCACTTCTATGTAATGTTCAACTTCCTGTATAGACAGATCACCAGTGACGGTGTATAATTGTCTCCCATATACATATTCATTGTGCTTGATAGCTATGTAAGGGAATAAAAAGAATCTTGTTTTATTCATTTTCATCTCCTATGTATATTAATTGTTTCCCCCATAACTTGATTGTTTGCACCTTACCTTTTTTTATAAGATCATAAACCCATCTACGCTTAATCCCTTTTAAAAAAGCGTATGTGTCAATAGTAACCCATTTGTCAGTATCTATCATCATAAGTTTTTCCTCCTTAAATATTCACAAATTAAAGTCGCATCTACTTTGTTATCATCAATATTACTACATCTATCGGTTCGTCTAAAATCCAATTCAGGGAAAAGACGTTTTGCGGCATTGATTGATGTTGCTTTAGTATTCACTTCTTTCTTGTTAATCTCTTTATTTTTGAGTTTTACTTTCTTATATGTTATTACCATATCACTGTTTTGCCAAAGGCTTCCCTGCCATGTTTTGGGAGCAATCAAATGATAAGGTATTTTATGAGCTATAAGCAAAGCTTGTAATTTCCCATATATCTCTCCAAAAGAGAATGTCGCTTTTGCACTACTACCAAATATAGCATGAACACATTCAAGTCCTGCTACTATGTTTGGATATTTAGACTTTAGATATTCAAGCATATCTGATATTTGGTAAAAATCATTATCCTTTAAACTCATGTGAGTCCATTCTCCATTTACTTGTATCGCAAGATAACCCAAAGCACCGGGGTCTATCCCTATGTAACATTTATTCTCCATAACATTATTATTATCATTCTTCATTTTTCTTTTTATCCATTATTTGCCATAATAAATTAACAGGTAATATATCCTTATTATACCCATTTTTTATTAATTCCATATTCTTTGCTAAATCCCTAGAATCAATAGGGAAATAATAGTATATAGGATTTTTATTCTCCGCTTCTATCGTCATATCTATTAAAGATTGTAGATAGTCTCTAAGTTTAAAGTAATTAGGATTCGCCATTTAAAATTCCTCTTTTTTTAGTTCTACGGTGATACCGCTATCTGCAAATATAGCTCTAAATCCTGTCTCTTCAAATATTCTCTCACCAAACTTTTTTTCATCGCTATTTTGATTACTTAGATGAAGCCCTATGGCTGTCTTTAAATTATGAGACTTATGCCTTTTAATAACTTCGATAGCCTGTTCCAATGATAAGTGATTTTCAGATGCACTAGACGACCATTCATCATGTATCGCATTATTTACAATCACATCATTACTATAATTAGTTTCAATCATTAAAACATTTACACCTTTCACCTTATATTTAAAACAAGAACAATCAGTTATAAACAAGACTCTCATTCCATCAGGGCAATCTATTATATATGAATAACATTGTGCATTATGAGGAACTTCTAAGCATTGGATATAAAAATTGCCAATATGATATTTCTTTTTAGGAAATATTGAAATAACTCCTTCATATTTATTTGCAACTTCTGAATTGCTATATACCGGAATAGTTCTTAATAAAAATTCCGGTATATATTTAGCATGGTCAATGTGCAAATGGGAAACAATGCATCCAACAATATTCCTAAATTTATAGGAAATATTCTTATTTATAGGTCTAAATGGGATTCCTGCTTCAATTAAAAGGATTTCGTTATTACATTCAAGGATATACGCATTTCCTTTACTACTGCTCCCCACTATCCTTAGAACCGTCATATTATTCTTCTTTTAATCCAAAATAACTCCAATCACAATTTCTATCTTTCAATTCTTTTATAAGTTTGCTGTCGGCAAGATAGTCAAGAGCTATATCACAAAATTCCGCCTTTTCTTTTGCAGACATTGAATCAAATAAGTCTTGTATATTAATACTAACTGTTACATCTACGTTCATGGTTGTATCTTTTTAAAATAACTATTAATCTCTTCCTCTTTTACCCACCAATGAGATTTATCACCATATTCATCAGTTATACACCCTTCATTTTCTGATAAGTATATTTCCCCTTGAAAATAAGCAATCTCGTCAGATTCATTATTCATTATTACATCTTTAATACATAAGAATTTGTCCCCTCTCTGTATTCCTGTACTCTCTGATAATTCACCTTTTCTATATTTGTCGTATCGCTCAAAATAGTATTTGCTGAATTTTTCTGTTTTATGATTTATTAACTCCTCTTTAAACTGTTCATTGGTCATTGGAATTAATTCGTCATTAGAATTATATATGCGATACTTTTGCATATACAATTCAATACCTTTACATACACACTTTGCGAGGAAATTTTCAATTAAATTCTTCATACTATTTATCTTTTTTAGTAACAATATCAAATCTTTCCATTAAGCACTTTGCTGCTGTTTCAATGACCGTTCTATTGAAGCTATTATCCTTGAAATAACCGGAATCATAAACTATACGTCTAATCATTTGTTCTGGATTTTCTCTTGCAAAAGTCTCTGCCGCTAACTTTTTAGCCTCTATTCTAACGGCATCTTCAATCCATTCCCTAATATCTTCTTTCGTAATGCCAAGCTCATTAATCATGTAGTTACGAAACATTAACCATTTGTCATTCTTTCCTGCCATAATCTATAAATTAAAAGTCCCATCCGGATAGGTATTACTACCTAAACAAAATGGGACTAAGTTGTGATTTATTTACCTAATATATATCTATATCATCTACACTTAAAAAGGTGTTTCTTTAACTCGTTCTTTCTTCTCTTCCTTAATAGTTCCGGGGTCACCTGCACCCGCAGTTTTCATTGAGTTAAGAGATTCCATTTTATAATCCAAAGTAGACGCATCCACAGTTTCCGTTACTTCTTCGTATTCTACAACCTCACCTACTTTCGACTTCTCAATTATTGAGGCAGCATCCCCAGCTAAAGGAGTATCATCGTCATCATCTACTGTTGATAAACCCATGTAATTAACATTAGAATTGACTAATGATTTCGTGGATTTTTTGATAATTGTTCTATAAATCATATCACGTTCAAAATCCTTTGCTACGCTTGCTCCATTTGAAGATTTAGTCCAAGATTTCAACCATTCCTTTCGTGTCATAACAAATACGTCTGTATTTCCATCATTGTCTGTAACATAAGCGTATGCAGCAATAAATGGCTTATCCAAATTTTCAATGGAAGTTTTGTGCTCTATTATTTTAGTATATCCTGTTTGAATATCTACACCAAAATCAAAAATGTCTCCTTCATGAACATATCCAACAATAGGTTTGTAATATTTGGAAGCTCTTTTTGCTCTTACAATGCGCCCATATACACTTTCCATTGTAGTCATTTGATTATTTCTTGGAATAAAATATATTTGAGATTCCGAGAAATCTAATCCTTTAGCAACTGAATCTAATAATGCTTGCATTACTGATTCTTCCGTGCAAACTTCTAATACAGGCTTTCCTCCTACTTTCATGTCATTCAACATAAATCGAGCTTTTTTAAGACTGTTTGCTGGTGAAAATCCTTCGGGGATTGTCATGCCTAATTCCGTATAGGCTTGTATCTTTGCTAATGCTTTTTCTTCAACCAATACAGGCTTTACTAGTTCTTTCTTATTTTCCATTTTCTTTATATTTTAAATTATAACCTTTACATTTATATCCTCTAAGACAAGATGAAACAATAGAATTTTCCTTAACTTTTAAATATTTAGAAGCATCTTTTGTAGAAGGGAAATCTTTAATTAATACACTTCCTTTATACATCAAAACTCTTTTAAATTTTTAGAAGGTATATATATTTTATTTTTCTTATAATATCTAAATATATGTCCTCTACATACTGCTCTTTCACCCTTACATGACCTACATATATCTCCACTTCTTGTTTTATGAAAAATAGATGCTTCTAATAACGAATTAAATTCCTGCTCATATTCTCCATTAATAGAATATTGATATACTTTAGTATATTTAATAGCTCCATTTTCATGTGCATGACGCATATTTTCCTTTTTAGTACACCATTCCAAATTTGAAATAAGATTGTTTTTTTTATTTAAATCTATGTGATTTACTTCTATTTTATTATCGGTATTAGGGATAAAAGCTTCGGCAAGTAATCTATGTACATATAATTTTTTCGTGAGTCCATTAAGACTTAAATTAACTATTAAATATCCTTTAGAATTATCCTGTTGAGACATAATTCTACCATTTATCCTTTTTGTATAATTAGGATATTCAGCATATCTATCCAATGATTTTACTCTTCCCAAATTAGATACTTGATATATACCCTCATACCCGACTACATCTCTCCAAAATTCATTTGGTAAATCTTCTAATGATAAATTCTGATATGTTTCCATGTTTATACTGGTTTTAAATGATACTGATGATTAAGAATGAAGGGAAAGCCCACCAGTATAGCCTTTCATTGAAGGAGCTACCTTCAACTATCCCTTTCATTCCACAAATATAGAGATATTATTTGTTATATCCAATAACCTCTACGTCAATTCCATTAACTTTAAACTTCTGTAACACATCAGATATTCAAAATGGTAGTGCATCGGCAGCACTTTGACTCATTGATGAAAAATTTTGTGTTGGTTGCGATGACTGTGGTGTTGGGACAGGAGGTGCTTGCTTAGCTGCCTGTGACTCAAACTTCTTTTTAACACTCCATGCTTTTATAGATGTATACCAACGTCCCTTAAATTCTCTGGATTCAAGATTTACTCCAATACTAACAACATCTCCGATTCTAATGTTCGCTTCTTTAATCTTGTCTGCTCCCAAAATAGTGAAACAAATATTTTTAGGATAGTTATCGTCTGTCTTTAATACAAAATCTTGGCTAACCCATTCACCTCTCTGTCCCACACCTCTAGTTTCGGGGAGTATGGCAGTAATTTGACCTTCAATATATATTGCTTCCATTATTATTTGTTATTATATGGATAAACGTCCATTATTTTACTATCAGATACACTTTCTATTCTATAATCAGCCATTGTACCTTTCATGTATTCGTCTAAATTCTTTACAGCTTGTCTTAAATCTGCTGCTTGTACAAGCATATTGGTTGTCGTAGTCTTTTCAGCCCCAGTCTTTTCGTCTAAGGTGATATACCCAAGTTTACACTTGAACCAAGTATCATCAGCTTCATTATCGCTTGGAACTACTTCTGCGTATTTTGTATCTACCACAGCTTTTATCGAAAAATCGCCACTGATAAAGGGAGACATTTCTTCTATTAGTCTAGCTTCTGCTTCTGTCACAGATAAGGCATCAATTAGATATTTTTCTGTAACTTTTCTTTCTTTCCCGTTCTCCATTACTTTTTCGTATTTCAGAGAACCTAAAAACCATTTTTCCATAATAATGTTTTTTTAAAATGTGAATATATAAAACTAACAATCGCAATTTTTATTATCTACTTCTTCTTCTTCTCTTCGTTGATTAAACCGTTAAAGATTTCATCATGGCACTTATTTACGAGTCTACATAAGTATTCTCGAAGGTGTCTCCACTCCACCTCTACTCACTACTTGCATATAGCTTTCGTGAGATACTTTTCTTAAAATTCCTATCGCTCCGTTAAGGTCAGCATTCAGGATTTTCCCTGTACTGCTACGGTATAGACCTCTTTTTATTCGTTTACCCAAGTAACTATCATGGTGACACATCTCTTCTCCGGCATAGTGGTCAACTTTAGAAGTATAGCTTTCCTCTGTTATGACTACTCTTATTCCCACTTCTTCGGATTTATACTGTATCATGGATATAAGCTTTTCAAATGGTATGCTTACAAAGTTCTGATTGTTTCTCTTTCCCATATTGCAGTTTTGCTTCCAGTCTTTATTGTTTCCTATTACAATAGTACCGATATGATGTTCTATACAATAGTTTACAATAAAACGTGATGCTTTGTGCATATAGTCATTTACTTTACAATTTCTCTTTAATGTCAGCTTACCTATTCTATTACTCATACCTCTGTTCCCTATATAGCTCATGAGTAATGCTCTTTTCTTGTTAAAGTATTGGTTAATGGATTTCAACGGTCTGCCATTTACGATAAAACTCTTGTAATTGAGTGAATCGTATGAAGTTACAAGATTATTCAATCCTAAATCAATACTCAAATAAGAATCCGGTTCTAGTCCGGTGGTTTCAACACTTTCCTTTTCATATACTACTTCTATTATGTGGCAACTACATTGAGGTATAATCCTCACTTGGCACAAATTAGTCACCTTTGTTCTTAACGGTTGTATGTTCGCTTTCTTCGGGAAGTGGATGTATCCGTCCTTCAACTTGCATTGTTGCGAGGTAAATACTACCACATTTCTTCCTTTTTCTTTATGCTTATACTTTGGCAATCTTGGTCTACCATTTAGCTTATCCTTGCATTTACATAACTTAAAAAACGACTTCCAATTCTTGAATAGCAACTTAATTATCTGTTGACTAGTCTGCGCAGGCAATTCGATATAGTCAGCTTGTTTCTCTTTAGCAAGCATTGTAGTAACTTCATATTCAGACAAGATCTTCCCATTCTGCGTAAACTCCTGACGTATCAGATAATTCACGTAGTTGTACAAGTTCTTGGATAAAAAGCAAAGATTATCCAAATTCTTATTTCCAATGATAATATGTCGTTCTACTCGCTGCATACGCAAAGATAGTCAATTATGTGTTAAGTTGTATTTAAGTGCCCTTTCCATATTGTTATTTTTTTAACGCATCATCTATTGACACTCTGTTTTTTTTAACTTTTGTATATTCAGTGCTTCTTATTATATTTCCACACCAAGTATTAGTACTTTGTCCTAACATTTCAAGCTCTTTATTTTTTTTCTTGGAAGCTTTAGGGAGTAAGCCGTATACATAACCATACTGATTAGGTTTTTTCTCAACAGCTTTCAATGTCAGTATGTATTCCCCTTTCCTGTTCCTATATATTGTATTAAATCTTAGTGGGATAAAAATACCTTTTTCCTCCACCCCACCCACCTCATCATTAGTTATGATAACCCCATTCAGTTCAGATAGGGTTACATTTACACTTAAATTGTTATTCATTTTTTGTTTATATTTTCTTAAAGATACGTTTATACCACGGAAGATTATTGAAAGAAATGTATTTGAAGTATAATTCTTCATATCTTTTTTTCTCTGATTCTAGTTCTTCTAGTTCTTCTTTAATTTTTTTCATTATATTATCTGAATCTTCAATCAAGATATTAAAACGATAACCATTAATATCTATTCTAGAAATAACCCCCTTATTGCTATTCAGAGCAACCGTGATAGCAGCTAGATCTTCTCCGCTAATTAAATAATCTCCTTTTAATTTATATTTATCAGGAAATTTACCATTTATAACTTCAACCCCGTTAACTTTGTAACTAAGTTCGCTACCATTAAAATAAACACGATTAAAAATTTCATTCATAACTTTTACTTTTAAAGATTAATATTTAATTCTTTTCCATTAATTGCAAAAAACAAGTTTTGTAATTGGTGGACATATTCTACATTTTGTTGAACTGTGAAATTAGCTAATTTAGTACAATTAGGGTTAAGGTATATGTATAATGGCATGTAAGCGTTCATATCTTTTAAACTCTTTCTATTAAAAGAATAAAAAGAATATCCATTAATATGATTTATTTTTTCAAATCCGCAATTTAAAAGTATTTCTTCTGTTAGAGGAATGCCTTTAACTTCATGTAATATTGCGGTAATAAATCCATCAAAAAGCAAATCTACAAGAACTGTATTGTCGTATCTCTTTTCACTTCTTGGATATCTATTTTCAAAAGAATATACTTCTAAATTTAATCCATTATAGTTTACATAATTCCCAACTCTTAATTCATTTATTTCCATGTTATTCAACTCTTAATTCATTATTACTATCATTTACTATTAATTCGATTAACTGATGGCAAGTTTTTATTTCATTGCTAGAATCTATTAGATTCATATCATCAACAAACAGAGGCAAACTTACATTGAAGAAATCTGCAAAAGCATTTGCAATATCAATACCAATAAGTATTCTTTCTGCACCGTTTGATGTAGCAGCAATTGCTCCATCTATTCCAGTAATCACGCAATCAGGAATCCAAACACCGGATTTATCCTGCGACATCATGGTAATATTGCACCGTTTGAAGAATTTATTTACTCTATCAGAAATAATCTTAGCTCTTTCTTCTTCGTATGTTTTAATTTGATTATCTAACTTTTCTTGTTCTGCTAAAGCATTGGCAGTATCTTTCAGTTGTTTCTTAAATTCTTCTATTTTTTTCTCTTGTTTTTTGCGCTCATCAATAAGTCCCATTTTTTTGCTTTCCTCTTCAATATTCGACATCAAAGCTTTTTTCATGGAAAGTAAACCTGAATTATCTTGTTCAGGAATAGTTGTTATTGTCTTTTTCTTTTCTTCCAATAAGCTAACTAATGATTTATATTTTTCAGTTTGCTCAAATGGGATAACATTTTGTTGAACTTCATCATATTCTTTTTGTAAAGCAGACAGATCTTTCTTCGCCAAAAGAGTAGTCGGAATATCAGCAAGATTCTCTTCACATTCTGCAATTATTTTAGTTATATCATCAATTCTTGCTTTTACATTCAGCCCTTCTTTTATTATATTTTCTTTTTCTATTTCTACTTGTTTATAAAACTCCTTTTTTAATAATTCTAATTTGTCATAAGGAAGAGTTTGTCCACAATAAGAACATTTATCTGCTGAAAATTCCTTTTCCAAACATTCATCCAATTTAGTTAATAGATTATTTCTTCTTTCATTTAGAATTCCTAAATCTATATTTAATGATTTTATTTTATCAGATAAAACTATTCTTTTTCTTCGGTTTTCTTCGTTTTTATTATCTATATTTTTATTCTCTTCTGTTAAAGAACATATTTTAGAAAGAATAGAAGCTGAAATCTTATTCTGTTCTTCATCGTATTTTTCTTTTTCAGTTCTAATATTCCGTTCCCAATCAGATATTTCTTGCAAATCTTTATTTCTCTTTTCTATTAGAGGTTTAATAGATTCAGCACTTCCTTGTAATTCTTTATCTATATCCGAAATTTGATTTTTATAATCTTCTATGGCTTTCTTAGCACTTTCCGCCTCTTCTACATTTGGCAGATTTTCCTCCAAAGTTTTTATCGTAAGAGGAAGGGATTTAAGAGAGTCTTTTAGAGGTTTAATATCTGACGAAATTCGGGCTTTTAATTCAGAGAGTGAATACTTCTCTAGTTGCTCCAATAATTCCTTATAATTACCCGTTAAGTCGTTGTCTGTTATTTCACCTGCCATTACAGCAAGATATTTACGTTGTTCTTTCCAATCTAAATATAAAAAGTAATTAATATCCAAAATAGAGCGAAGAACTTCCAAATCACAAAATAAATCTGCAACCTTTTCTTTATACTTTCCGGCACTCAATTCTACTCCGTCAATAAAGAACTTATAATCATCTGTCCCTTTTCTTTCATAAGAATTGCTTCCTCTACGTCTAATCCATCCCACTTCTGCTGTTTTTTTCAATGAATATTCATATCCATTTGCCTCGATGATAGCCTCAACGACAGCGGCAGGAGAATCTTCTGGTGTATATGTTTTAGTATTGTCGAACAAATTATAGTTCATTCTATTTTCCCCATCATATCCTGTAATAAGCCATAGGAATGCATGACGGAGAGAGGACTTTCCTGCTTTATTTTGACCATATACTTTAGTAATATCTTCATTAAAAGATATTTCCTTGTTTTGTTTTCTCCAATTTTGGAGAATAAGCTTTTTTAAAATTACTTTTTTCATAAACTATTTTTTATATTAATGAAACAAATCTCCTATCTTGTGTCATATTCCCTAAAGAAGGTATTTCTCTTAGAAAACCAAGTTTTCCCATGAATTCTATACAACACATCACTTCCCAACTATCACCACACACTTCATTTAATACTTCTCCTATTGTAAATGTACCTTTTTTAATACATGTGGCAACAACAATAGTATATAATTTGGAATATTTGCTAGCATTGTCACCTTCAAACATTTCAGCTTTCATCTTTTCATAATCATACATATCATTCCTCCCATTCTACTTTAACTGTAGTTATGTATGTAGGATATTCGTTTTCTCTAATTATTTTATACATAGCTTCTCCTTTTGTTTCATAAATAGATGAATTCATTACTTTATCCATTCTTTTATATATGTTCATCCATCCTTCTTTCTTCTCTCCCACCATTAATAAATCGTTTGATGAGTCTACTTCCCAATCAGAAAATCGTCCTTTTTTAGTAAAAGAAGCGGGATATTCTTTGCCATCCTCGCCTTCAAGTAGAGCAACAATAGGGAATCTATCGTTATTTGCATCAAAACATACAATTCTAGCTCTAAATCCTTCTCTTGTGCATAGAGGCGCACCTGCTTTTGCTTTTTCTAAATCAAATGGTTTCATAATTTTGTATTTTATATTAGTTCAATTGCTTTCTGTATTCCAGCTTCCAATGCTTCTTCATAGGTGTCCCACTGACCGCCATCATTAGTACCTTTAAATATCCCATCGGTTATATGAGTTCCATTGTCAGCTTTGCATATATCATAGCCATAACCGCAAGCGTTTCTAATGATGGAAATATGTAGGTTATTTGTTTCACGAAGCCATTTCTGGGCTAATGATTGTGTTGGGAAATGATAATAGTTAAAGCCTTTTTGCAATAATATATTCAAAGTGTTTATCGTTATAAGTTTATCTTCCATTTTATTCCTCCTTGATTAATTGCGGGTGATCGTAAATATTGCCAATTATTTCCATTCTTGCAGTGTCGTAACCACCAAGAATATCCACCATATCATTTTGAGGCTCTTTCATCTCTGCCATGAAACAAGCCGTATCTTCCGAATACCAAACTTCAATTATAATATCAAAGCCTTTGATTATATCCCCTTCATAGATTTCGTTGCCGTTCTTGTCCAATAATCCGGTGAACTGACCTACGGTCTTTTCATCACACATAACTCCCGATAGTTGAAAGAAATGTGTATCACCTCTAAAATTGTAATCTCTTTCAACATAAAGTTCATTTCCTTGGTCTATGATGCAATAATCATCGGCTTGGATCAACCCGCCATAAGCCCATTTGTTATTGTCTATTCGTTTTGCACGGAATTTTATTGTACGATCCATTTTATTCCTCCTTATTTAAATCTTCACAATGCAACTTATAAGCATAGGCAAACATCTTCAAAGTAACAGGCTCAAAGTGAAAATCTGCCTGTTTGCCTTCTACTACAACAGAAACACATAAATCTCCATCACAAAAATCAATATATGCCACAGCATCGTCATTCCCTCTGATAGAAAAGGTCTGTGTCTGTATACTATCCATGATTCACCTCCTTTTCTTTAAAGTGTTCAATTAGCTCTTCTACGGTAGCCTTGTGGTAATTCCCTGAAATGATTGTTGCGTGCATCCAATTTTCATCCCAAAAGAACATACTGCCTTTGGGTTCTGTGAAATAATGGTCATTACCCACAATATCATCATAAGAAACGCTAAGCGGTGAATCTGCTACAAACCATTGATTTTCGTTTGTATCATCCCTCAATGCGGCTATTGCCAAGAAAAGTTCTTCGTTAGTTCTGCAATCAATAAAACTATCGTCTAGTGGTACATTATAAGGAACATATTCACCGTCAATAGTTGTAATTAATTTGCTATCATCAGTTATTTGAAAAGGGTTGCCATAATTTTTATATCCCAACTCCTCCAACTTCTTCCGAAGCTCCGGTGTATTGCGTCTAATAAACGCTGCTGTTGTAAATCCCATAGTTATTCGTTTTTAAGTCAGTTAAATACTTAACAATCCAATTCTCTTCAATTTCTTTCTAAAATTCTTTTCATTCAAGGCTTGGTCGTAATAGCAATCAGGTTCTATAACCGTTTCAGACTTGGTTACAGGAAGCCCATTCAAAGCAATAGAAACCTTGTGTATAATAGAAGCTCTCTTGATTTCCCCTGTTTTTCGATTAAAAGAGAACAAGGTATGTCCCGGATTCTTCTTAATCTTATTAACCAATTTATATTCTGTTTGCTGCTTTTGCAGATATTCTATCTGTTCCTTAGAAAGATTATCTTTTGTTAGAATAGGTACTATATCCATTTAGTTAGTCCTCCTTCTTTACCAATTCAACTTCTGTCGGCTCTTCATCTTCCCATTTTACTTCGGGAAATAGAGATGAGTCTATTTCATAGTAATCATTGGGACGGGAATTAACTAAACACCATCTATCAAATATACCAATCTTTGAAGGTTTGGTAAAATATAAAAATAGCCTCCCATCTTTGTCTCTTGCTACGTACATATTAGTCTCCTTTCTTCTTTAAGTCATTAATTGCAATATCCCTAATACTTCTACTGTCAAATCCGTTATAAGTCAACGTTCCTCCATAAAACTCAATAGTGTCTCCTTTAACAGTGATAATCGTTCCGCCTTTTAAACGACCAGCCATATCATCTTTGCAAGATAATAGCATGGTTATCATAAGTATAATTAATATAAATCTCATTAGTCAATCTCCTTTCTCTTTAATCCGTTCTAGTACATCTCTGTTGGCTTCCAGTATTTCATCGAAAGATGGTATTGGCATCCAAGCTAAAACTTTTTCTTTAAGATTTTTTCGTGTTTCACAAATTTTTAAACCATATTCTTTAAAAAAAGTTTGTGTAAAAACTTCATATCTCCTTTCCCTTGACTTAGCACCAATATATGTACGAAGTATAAGCACTTTTTGGAAATCTTCCGGCAACCGTTCCTCAACACTTATCCACAGGGGTTGCCTTGCATGCCATTCAGCACCTTTTCGGAACATATTTAGCATTGCATTTCTGTCATATACAAGCCCGGCAAATGATAGATTTCTTGACGTACAAGCATAGCTTGAAAACAATTCTTTGCTTGCTGCTTCTTCTAATGTCTGTTTCATACTTTATGTTGTTTTATGTCAATTTATTATTGCTTTTTCTACCAATTCCTTAGAATATTTCTCAATCTTGTCTTGAGATAGCTTTCTGAATTCAGGAAAATTCGCACGCATCCAATTTCTTATTTGCATACCTTCCCTCAATCCTACAGGATGAAACGGAATGTGTTTTCTATTGAAATTCAACCTTAGGACGGGGAAAACGCATCCTTTCAAACCTTTCAAGTGTCGGAAGTACCTTAGGTTTTCTTCCCCAAGGTACTTTTTAAGTGCATCAATGTGTTGTTGAGTAATCATAGCTTCAATCCATCAGCGGTAGGTTCTATAACTGTTCCCGTTGAAGGGTCTTTACTTGATGGATAAGGATTATCAGTACCCAGTCGTTTCAAATCCATACCGAGCCACATAACAGCTTCTTGTAATTTTGTGATAGTAAGGCTACGTTCACGACTTACTGGAAGGTCTTTCACTTCTTGAATCTTAGCATCAATTTCTTGACGCAATCTTTTGTTTTCTACAACTTCTTGTTCAAATGTCATAATGTTTAAGGATTTTACAAAGCCCGTCCAAGGCTATTTAATTCGTTATTTTATCGTTTTACGTTTTTCTATTAGTTCTTCTTCACTGACGGTCGTATTAGAAAGGTCGCAAAGATTAGAAATATTTGTTGTATTATTTGGTTTACAATACAAACACATTTGAGTAAACGGTGAATATACCCTTCCACACTTCGGACAAATCCATCCTTGCTGTCCGAACATTCCGTTATACGGATTTACTGCGCTTGATTCTGTTTTCATACTTATATTGCTATGCGTTATTGATTTTATCTAAAAGGTTGTGGAGTAGCACTTCATTTGCCTTATATAGTTCAGATTGTTCTTCCGATAGATCTCCATAACCAACAGAAACCTCTACCTCCGAAAGTGCAAACTGGATAGCTTTATATTCATCAGGAGTAACCACAATTTTTTTAGCTTTTAGTGGTTTGATAAAATCAATTTGTGATTTATCCACTCTATTTATTTGTCGATAATCATCGGTACGTATGCCATAGCCACGATAGCTTTGAACAATAGTGCAGACTTCACCTTTTTCAATGATTATCCCACCTTTATTTTTTAGTTGGCAAAGAGTCCTAACCTTTGCACCTATTATCTTTCTCATAATGATAGTTTTTTAATGTCATCTACTGATAGTTTGTCCTTACCTTTGGCATATTCAAAGAATCCTACTATAGGACATACACATTCAGGAATAGTATAATCACCTGTTTCAGGTAATGTCACCAAGATACTAAGTCCTACGCCATTGATATATTCGCAAGAAACATAGTCATCAAAGTCAATATATCTTTGTGCCTCCACAGCTAGATGGTTGCAGTAGCGTAGATATGCATCATAGCTTTCAATAGCATCATCTATTAATTTGTCTATATTCATTTTATTCTTGTTTAACATATTTATAAATTAGAATAGTATCAGTAACATTCTTATGTTCTGTATTAGCATCAATCTTCTGTTTAATTTCTGTGCTATTCCTTTCTTTGCAATACTTGCAATTACCCTTATGTGCTATACTTATTACTTTTCTTCCAGCCACACGTTTCGGATTTGAAGCCATAATATACTCACATGAATCAATCTCAATTACATCATATTCAAGAGTTGAATCTTTCTCTGTTCTTGCTTTTTGTCCACATGACATTAATAATAACGCCATTAGTGCTAAAAATAAATAGTAAATATTACTTTTCATAATTGTATGTTTAATTCTTTCCCATTAATTGCATAATATAAGTTTTGAAGTTGATGAACGTTTTTAATAGAAACATATCTCCAAGTATTTAATACCATTCTAAAATCACCATCTAAAAAATGTACGATACGATACCTGTCCCCATTCCCATTTTCAGGAGAAATAAGACCACATACTTTATTATTGGTATTTATATATTCAAATCCACAATTCAGGAGTATTTCTTCTGTCAGAGGAATTCCTTCAACTTTATCTTCTTCCTCTTCTCTAAAAATACCATCTCCCATTTCTACTGTTATATTGTAATCATCATTAGCATATTCATTACAAAAGTTTTTGTCCATTATAAATGCCACTTTCCCAATTCCTTCGTCTATTTTAACGTAATTACCAATTTTTAATTCTTCTGCTTTCATATTTGTTTTTTAAAAATTTTGAAATAAAATCAATAACATCAAAGCCTATACAAAAAGGCATACATATATATAAAAGATCTACATTCTCGTTTACACATTGGTGGTTAATGCTTTCAGTTATTAATGTGGCTGATAACAATATTACTGTTCGCATAATGGTTTTATTCTTTGTATTAGGTGAAGAGAGAGAGTCATTAATTGTTTAACTTGCTCTTCATTTGGATAATCTTCTTCGTAAAAGTCTATTATATTCAATAAGGTATCACAACCGGAACAAGAACCATAATAGGTATGTGTCATCAGGTAATCTTCTATTTCGGGCTGATATACATCTTTTTCAGGGATGATGAATATCTCTGTACCTGACCAATCTCCATCATCAATTACGTGTATATTTTCCACATCATATTCAGATATAACATACGTGAATATAGCTTTTACTATTTTTAAGTATGAATCATATTCTTTCAATTCGTTTTTTCTAAACCATTTTTCCAACTTATGTTTATTAGCTTCCCATTGGTCTATAATTTCTTTTATCATAGCTTTTTATCATTAAATTCGTTTACACATTGGTACTATTACTTCTTCAATTTCTCTCCATAAGATAGGCTCTACATTATAAGCCCATTCTCTTCCAGTCCAAAAGGAGTTAGTATATCTGCCATCTTTGAGACAGACATTAACAGTGTTATATTTGCTCGGCTTCACTTCCCTAGCATTATTCCATCCGTTCTTTATCATTTTATTCCATGTTTTCATGGCTTATCTCTTTAAATATAACATTGGTTTTATCTTCTCTTTCAGAAGCATCACAAGTCCCAAAAGTTTCATATACAAATTTACCATTCTCTTCACAAACGTCTAAAAAGAAACAATTTGAGCAAGAAAGGATTGTATCATCATCACATTCTTCTACTTTTAAAGTTGTAAACGGGAGTTTTATTTCAGTTCCTATAGGTAATCCTTTCATGATGTTTTTGATTTATTGAATATACTTTGCGCTTTAGAAAGTGCTAGCTTCTCCTCTGTACAGTCAAATCCTGCTTTTTCGAAATTTCTTATGATGGCAGAAGCATCTTCTATTACTTTACCGGTATTTTTATCTATACCTTCTTTTTCCAACAATTCAGCAAATCTTAATATTGCTATTTTGCCTAGTTTATACATATCATTGGCAAATTCTGATTTTTCTTCATTCTTAAATTCCATATTATTGTTTTTTATATCCGTTTTCTTTCATCCAAGTTAAAAAGCAATCACATATATCTTCATCATCTAATTGTTTCTCTATATTTTTTAACCGTTAGTAGAATAAACTCCATCAATATGTTTACCTTCACCATATTTGAGTACAATATCTTTGCAATAATTTATATAGGCAAAAAAGGGTATAATATCTTCATCGGATAATGCTAATTGTAAGACTGTTAATAATCTTTCAAGTTCTTCAAACTCTTTATTTTTGATAGTATAAAGTTTGCTATCTATTACAACTTTCTTCATTTCTTATTTAATTTTTCTTCAAACTCGGCAATAATACAATCGGCATCACCGCCATGTACCCAATTATCCAAGACGGAAGATAGAATATCAATTGCTTGCTTTGCCTTCCATTCCGCACCAGCGATAAAGTCTTTTTTTGTCTCTCTGTACAGAATACCTCTATTATCAGGATCATATAGCCCATCAGCGTATTCTTTTGCTGCTTTCTCTAATGTCTGTTTCATACTTCTATTTTTTGAGGGTTATTTATTAAAGAATTTGAGAAGTCTATCGGCTTCCCTTTTATCCCTGCCAACATAAATAACATTGTTAATCTTCCGTTTACGGATAATATATGCTGGTCTATTCATTACCTCAAAGTAGGCAAGCCGATAGCTTTCTTTGAGAGAAAAAGACTTATCAGAAGGCTTTTGTCTACGACAGACAAACTCTCCTTTTTTTGTATTTCTTTTCTTCATTCCTATTTTGATTTACGTTAATTGCTTTAGCTTAACCTCTTTGATAACATAAAGAGGACTTTCTTTACTACATTCCGCCAATAATCCTTGTATTAATCTACCATGTGATTTATCCAAAGAAATAGGCGAGAATGTCCCATCATTATTTTTTTGAAATAACAGAATTGCACCATCTTTCAGATTTTCAAATGCAGTATTCGGAGTTGAAACATCTATCTTACTCATATCTCTATTAGTTTTGAGAGTTATTTAATCCTTTGTAATCTGTCAATTTCCGCAGCAATGAGTGCACCTGCTTTTGCTAACTCTCTTATCCGATCATCAGGTGTAGGCTTCCACCATTCGGGAGAAAATGGGAACATGATAGGTACATCGGTAGAATAAACATAACCACCATAATCATCTCTGCAAAATGTAGGGATAGCATAAGTTGCACCCGCTAAAGCTAGTTGTCCGGCTGTGTATAAATCATCTTGTTCCGATGTCCACCCTTCAACTTTAATTTGTCTCTTGCGCTCTTCTGCTATAATTTCGACTCCACTTTTCATAATTTATTCCTTTCTATTTTTGTTTTGAATTAAACTTCTTGTACTTTTAGAATCTCGTCAAGTCGATTTAATACAGTTACATATTCTTGTTCTGTATCGAAATAGAAATAACGAATACCGGAATTATATTTTAATTCGATATACCATTTACCACTTGAAGAACTTTTTCCTCTTCCCTTATACTCTTTAATTGAACTGTCTTTTAATCTTTGTTCTTGTAATCTAATCCACATAATTCAATGATATTATATTATTCTTTCTTATAAAGTTCATCATAGGTAATTCTTAACTCTAATGTTTTCGGATATTTCATCTTACTGTCGATAAATTCAACGACATAAAGATTGTTCCCCTTGACTCCAAACATATCCTCTATAGTATGATATGCTTTGAACTGATACCTTTCATCAGGATATTTATTCCTGAAATAATTCTCTATTAAAATTCTTTTGCTCATAGCTTTATATAAATTTAGGCAGTTATATACGACTCTACACTAGCCCTGTCGTTATAACTTTTGGTTATAAAAAACTCTTCCTAGTCGGCTATAACTGGGAAGAGTCTGTTTCTTTAAACAGATATAAATTTGAAAATTCAAATCAAATCTTTATCTTTGCAATAAGACAATATGCTTATCATAATACTATGTGGATAATTGGAAAGGGTCTACATAGGTAGGCTTTTGACTATAAATCAAAAACTTTTTAATTATGAAAAAGCATATTTGCAACAAAGAGAAAACGGTTGAGGTTGAAGGTTACATTGCTATACGTGAAAACAAAGTAGTATATGTTGAACCTCATAAACGTTGTCGCCCTACTAACAAGAAGTAGGCTTTGTTGGGAGTCGCATTTAGAGGATGCGACTCTTCTTATTTGACTTCAAATATAATAAATAACATCTAATTTACAAACATAATATCTGCTAATAATACTTAATCACCTCCACTTCTGTCTCATATTCTTTTGATTAGCAAAAATAAACTGTACTAAAATAGGTATACAGAACCATTACCGTTTATAAACTATAAACAGTAATTTTGCAAGAATACTAA